ATACAACAGCAACTCGTGAATATTACTTTTTTTATGATTGGTTAAAATTAAAAACTGAGTATGATTCTAAATTATTATATCCTGCAAGACGTATATATGATTCTAAATTATATGTTTCCAAGGCTATTAAAAAAGAATTGAACGAAGATGATGTAGTAATTACTTACTCATCTTTTACCGAATCCGACCATTATATATGGAAACATCAGTATGAAGATAATTATAATGAATTTTTAAAACTACCTAATTTAAAAAAAATAAATAAACGTGGTTATAACATAGAAGATTTTGGTGGAGAGTGGATGCCAAATAATATGGAAGAGGGTATGTGGAAGATGTTTGGTATAGCTGAAGTAAATCTTATTCATGAAAATCCAATGGTACAGTGTTTCTCAGAAAAAACTATATGTCATGTTTTAGCAGGTAAACTCTTTATAGATGTACATTATAGAACTATTCAAAAAATACACAAAGTTATTGAATTACTTGGATATGAAGTTCCCGAATATCCTTTACCTGAGTATGATGACATTACAAATATATTTCCATGGTTACGAGAGCAGATGGATGATGATGTAAAGTGGAGTGATTTAAAATTTAAATTAAGAGAGTGGTTGGAGTATATTAGGAAATGTTTTTTAGAATCCGTTAATACACGAAATAGTTTATTAGATGAGTTGATAAAACTTCCAAATAATATTATTTAATATTTATATACTAATACAATTAATAAAGGAATATAATGAAATACGTTAACATTTTTGCTCTTGCACTCATTTTTTGGAGTTGCACAACCGAACCGACATTCTCACAACAATTAAGAGAATCGGTAATCGTTCAAACAGATATCTTTAAAGTAGAATACTCAGAAACACTTGAACAACCTCTTTGGGTTGAATATACGGTTTTATGTCCTGATGGTGATGCTGATAGGGGTTCAATGGATTTTTGGAAACCAGAAGGAGTAAAAACTTCTGATGATGGTGATTATAAAAATAATGTGTGGGATAAAGGACATTTAGCTCCTGCAGCAGCCTTTAATTGTGATAAAGAAACTCTTAAAAAAACTTTTAGTTTCCTAAACTCTGCATTACAACATGAATCTTTAAATCGTGGTATTTGGAATCGTTTAGAGGAGTTTGAAAGAAATTTAGCAAACTTCTACGAAGTTAAAGTTAGAATTGAAGTTTTATTCGATGATGAACCTGAAAGAGTAAGTGGTGGTGCTGCAATTCCTAAAGGGTTTATAAAAATAATTCAATGGGGTGATAAAACTGTAAAATTCAATTTTCCTAATTCTAATACTAAAGGAACTGATTGGATTGATTATTTGGTAAAATAAAATGAAACAATTAAGTTGGCAAGAATATTTATCAATTAACGAAGGTACTAAACCTTTACAAGAGTTAGTACGTGATTATGAATTATACCAACTTCAGACCGAACAACTACCTCAATATTCTTATAGTTTTTTATTAAACTTTTTTTTACAAAATCATAAGAATGGTGGTATAGTAGAATCCATTACCAAACCATATAGTGGATTTCTTTTACAAGAAAACGGAGATTATATTTTACAAGAGAATGGAGATAAGATATACTTATAGGTAGTCATGGCAAATAAAAGAATCACCGAATTAAACTTACATACATCACCTGAATTGAGTGATGTTTTACCTATTGTTAATGATAATGAAACCAAAAAAGTTTCATATGGTAGTTTAAAACAAAAAATCCAAGATGATGTAGTGGTAAGTGGTTCCTTAAACGATAGTACTTTAACGTTTACCAAAGGAGATTCATCTACTTTTGATATTGAGTTGGGTGGTACTTTTGTAGAACCTGCATATATTTCATGTTATTCTACTTCATCACAACAACTAACTACATCTGGCTCTGAACAACCTGTTATCTTTTCAAGTCTTTGGACAAATCGTGGAGTAAATTTAGTATCAGGTTCTCAACTTGTAATGGAATCTGCCGGAGTTTATAAATTTAACTTTGCAGCTCAAGTTACAAATCCAGATAATGAAACACATTCATCGTATTTTTGGGTAAAATATAATGGAAATAATTTTCCAAATTCAACAACCGAAATGACATTACTACCACGAAAATCATCAGGTCAATCATCTGCTCAACTAATGGTTACAAGTATAGTGGGTGTTGCTCAAAATGATGGTGATTATATAGAATTATATTGGACAGGAGATAGTAATACTATTCAGTTAGAAGAAACACCTACAAATGGTGTGGTGCCTGAAACTCCTTCAATAATCGCAAACATAGTAAGAATAGGATAATATGAATCATTCAGAACTTATAGATAAATTATTACGAGAACTTTCTTATAGAGTTGGTATTGTTGATTTAAAAAACAAGAACCAACATTCTATTATATCCGAAATTCTTTCCGAATGGAATGAATACGAGGCTAAGAAAATCATTATGGAATTTTTAACTGAAAATCCAAATGATACTGAGGGTGATGATAAAGATTATGTACACAAGGGTGCTGGTATTTATGTTCGTAGAGGTGATGAAGATAAAGAAACCGCTCAGAAATATAAGAAAGATGATGGTGGTTCATTACGAGCAATATCGGATGATGAAGCCAATAAAATAAAAAATGCTCAAGGTGATGCTGGTGAGAAAGCAGCAGCAAATACTACTCAAAATCAACAAGGTGGGGATAATGGAATATCGCCGGAAGAAGTTAAAAAACAACAAGATAAGAAATTTGCTTCTGACCCAGCGGTTAAACAGCAAGTTAAGAAGGAAACGGAAACTCGTAAAAAACTTGATGGTAAATCCGATGATGTGGATGGGTATGATATTGAAAAAGTAAAAACTATTAGTACAGAACTATATGGAGAAAATGGTTCAGATAAATTATTACAAAATTCAGAAACTTCCGATGCTGCATTGAAAAATGGATATGTAAAAGGTAAAGATTATGTTGCTCCTGGAAACGCTGGTTCTAATTTTAATGAAAATATTTCAAATGAAGCCTCATTGATATTAGAAAAATATCCTGATTTATCTGAAAATGAATTAGCAGCAATACTTTTTGAAAAAGTTAAAAATACAAAATTAGGAAAACAGCAAAAAGGTACTACGATTGAATCTCCATCTAAAAAAGATAGAGGAATGGTTCCCAAAGGAATCCCCTCCAATCAAAAAGATATATACCGTTCATGTATAATATCAGCTCGTTCTGGAAAAACTAAAAATGATAGAGCTACTAAGGGGACTCGGAGAGCTCAAGAGGAGGTAAATTTTGGAAATAACACCGAACGTAAGGTATATGGTGGAACTACATCGGATTTATCTAATCTAAAATCAGAAATAGAATCAGCTAATAAAATATTCACTTATGATATTGGTACAGATACTTTATATGAAGTTCCAAAAGATATTATGAGTAAGTGGGTACAAAGTTCAGGTGGTGGTGAAAATGCAGCAGATACCGCAGTAATTACGAAAGATGAAAATGGTAATCTTATTTATGATGGTTGGTCCGATAAAAAGGGATTTAATGATATACAAGGAAATTCTACATTAAATGATGATTATACAAAATCAAATCAAAGAGTAGATGAAATGGTATCTGATGGTAAATTGAGTAGTTCAGTTGCGGATTCGGCAAAGGTTATTATATCAGATGCTAAGAAAAAAAGTGATGAGATTGAATCTAATTATAAGAAAGCACCTTTAAAAGAGGCATCTTATTTAAAAACATATAAAGGTAGTAGTAGAGAGAGATTAGTTGATTTTGTTAAAAAACAAGATGAAGGATATGATAAAGCTGGTACAACCAATCATATTCAAACTGCTATGAAACTATATAATGTTAACAATTATGATGAATTATTGGATAGATTATTCGAAGAAGCTGATTCCGGTAAGTTATCAAACGATAGAGCTAAGATTATTACTAGGGTAGCTGAAATGGAAAAAGTTTATATTCAATCTAATGAGGAGATATTACCACCGGGATTGGATACTCAACTTATTTTATCAAATGCTAGGGATTCTGCATTAAAATTACAAAAAGATACAATAGAACAACTCAATCAGTTGGAAGGAAAAACAAAATCAGGTAAAGCAAAAAGATTGGGTGATTTGATAGGATTTCAAGAAACGGTAGATTTTTTACATTTGGATAAAATAAATAAACCAAAAAACGAAAACGACTTTGAATCCATATTAAAAAGAAATACGCATTTAGTAATGGGTGGTGTGGATATACCACCAAGCAATATACAAGATTGCTTGGGTGTAGATGACTTATCTGATTATGAGGATAATTTTGAAGTAGTTACTGATGAACAAGTAATTAAAGATAAAGAAACACAGAAATATACCACAGGAAAAGTAGTTTATATATACGCTATATCTAAGGGAGGTAAACGTAAATTTATAGGGGAAAAACGATATCGTTCAAAACAAGGACCAACAGGTAAAACATCAAATACAATACAATGGTCTAAAGAGATGCAGACCTGTTTTGATTCTAAATAAAAACTAAATACTATTAATGTATTAATACTATCATTCCTATATTTTTGAATATAGTGTAATTTTATAGTTTTACAAAAAGGTATATTATATTTATATAGGAACTAAATAGAATAGGACTATATAAATGCGTACTCAACTACTTTGTACATTTACCACAAAAGAAGAGTTACAAAATACCCTCCAAAATATTCGTGAAAATTATCATATAGTATATAACTATATTTACGTCTTACAGAATAAGGGTAATTTGGATGAACTTTTTGTAACTTATAATATAGATACATCATATAAGCCAACTTACCCACTTCGTGATACGATTTTGGTTCATAGAAAAAAAGAAAGTAATACTCTATACACTATCAATGCCCTTAATGAATTAGTTAAGGAAGAAAATGGGGGTGTATTAGATAAAACCTTTTCTATTGATTGGAAAAAATTTAAAAATTCTATCATCGTAACCAATACCGAAGGAACAAAGAAAATATCTACCAGAATTTTCGAAGTGATAGAATTTAATTCAAAATAAATATAATCTTTTTAATATCTATATATTTATATATAAATAATATTGTATGTTAGATAGTATTCATATTTTTGATGATATAATATCAAAAGATAACCAAAATTTTTTAGAAAAGTATTTAAAAAATACCAATCTCAAGTGGGATTATGGTAATAATTTAGAATATTTAAAAACATCGGAAAAATCTCCACAATCTGTTCTAAGGCCTGAAAACATTGGTAATGATAGTATTGATAATTTAATAAATGAAATTCAAAATAATACATTATCTAAATTAGATACAGATATTTTAACTAATTACAGATATAAAGTAAATTGGTTAAGAGTTTCAGATACTCCTGAAAACTTTGATAATAAGAAAGTAATGCATATTGATAGGTATGAACCGCATATATCTATTGTCTATTATATAAATGATACCGATGGTGATACTCATTTTTATGATTTAATCAATGGCGATACATTTCAATGGATGAATTATATAAAGAATAATGAATATCATAGGTTTCAACATAAAAAATCATGTTCCCCAAAAAAAGGTAGAGTTGTTGTATTTGATGGTTCTATTTTTCATCATTCATCTTATCCAACTCAACAAGATAGATATGTGGTAAACTTTAATAGTGTAATAAAGACAAACCCCAAAGGGTTATTTTAATATGAAAAATATTTATATAATAGGAGGAGGTACCGCGGGTTGGTTAACTGCTATATTTTTGAGCAAATTCCATTCTAAATCCAATGTAACTTTAGTTGAAAGTAAATCAGTCGGAATTGTAGGTGTTGGTGAGGGAACCACTCCTGTAATTCGTAGATTTTTTGATAGATTGGGAATTAACGAACAAGATTTTCAGAAAAATACTAATTCAACTAGAAAAGTGGGTATTCACTTTAAAAATTGGTGTGGAGATGATAATTTCTTTAACCATGATTTCTACACCACCAATAGTTCAAATTATGCATATCACTTTGATACCTACACATTGGGTGAGTACTTTAAAAATATAGCTAAAGAACGTGGTATAAACTATATTCAAGATGATGTTATTGATTTTAAATTTAAAGGAGAAAATATTCACCAAATATATTTAAAAGATAATGGTGTAGTTGATACTGATTTTATATTTGATTGTAGTGGGTTTTCTCGTTTAGTATTGGATAAACAAATGAAATCAGAATGGATATCAGTTAAACAATATCTTACTCTTAATTCCGCACTACCATTTTATTTACCAAACGATACTCCATTATTTTCAAATTCAAATACACGAACCGATGCAATAACCATGAAATATGGGTGGTTGTGGAGAATACCATTACAAGATAGAATGGGATGTGGATATGTATTTGATTCAAATTATGTATCAGATGATGATGCAAAAAAAGAAGTTGAAGAATACTTGGGTAAATCAATTGATTTTAAAAAACGTATATCATTTGAATCTGGTTACTTTAAAGAAGTGTGGAAAGGAAATTGTATTTCAATTGGATTAAGTGGGGGGTTCTTTGAACCATTAGAGGCAACTTCAATTATGACAATTATAATTCAATTAGAGGCTTTGTATGGTAAACAATTGATAAATGATGAGAGGGATTTTTATAACACTCATATTAGAAATGTAAATGAACAAGTTTTAAACTTTATCAAATATCATTATGTATGTGATAGAAACGATACTAAATTTTGGCAAGATTACAAAACACATGATTTACCACTTAAATTACAGAATTTATTAGATTCTAATAATAGATTGAAAGTGTTGGATGAAAATAAATTAAGAAAAATATTAGAAATACCTGTAATCGATAATGTATTTTCGGTTCCAAGTTATCTGATTTTAAGTAAGGGAAATTTTAAAAGAATAAAAAATCAATTATTTTAATATGAGTAATATAGAAGAAATAAAACTTAACGATAACATAACAATACATCGTTCTCAATACAATTGGAGATATCCAAAAGATATACTGATAAATCGAGTTAAGCAAAATCTATCACATGCTTCTTTATCGGATTTTACTACAAGTAACTTTGTAATTCAAAGTAAGGAAATTAATTCATTAAAATCATATTGTAGAGATTTAGCTATTCAAGTTCTCGGTCATACATTTGATTCATTATCAAATTATGTAGAACAACATTGGATATATGCTTCTAATAGAAATACTAATATAAATTTAGGTGAAGCGGAAATATTTCATAATCATCTAATTACAATAACAACATCTAATTCAGTACCAATTCCTAATATAAAAACAGATATATCTTATTGTGTTTATTTAAATGTACCAAGTGATTTAAATGGTGAAGATGGTAAATTGGTTTTTAAAGATAAAAACGGAGAAGAAGTATCCATTTTGCCAAGAACTGGTGATATTTTATTTTTTAATCCTACTTATTTACATAAACCAAACTTTATTCATCATTCAAAAGAAGAAAGAATTGCGGTTTGTTCTAATTTAACCATAAACTTATCTGAATATTCTGAAAAGAAAATACTAATATGATAGATGTAAAGGATATATTTAATTCATGGGTTCGTTCCATTAATCCAACGGATGAACAATTATCTCTTGCAAATGCTAGATTTGAAGTTTGTTTACAATGTGAATTTAAGAGAGAAACCATATCCAGTAAAGATTGGTCTTTGGTATGTGGTGCATGTGGGTGTCCTTTAAAAAAGAAAATATATTCAACCGCAACTAACCCATGTCCAAAAGAAAAATGGAAAAATATAGATAAAACTCATGGTTTAAACCCATCTAAAAAAAATACAAGTACTTTATTTTAAGAAACTATATATTTATAAACATAACAAAAAGGGAATTTTTACGATATGAAAGGAACACTAATTGGAACCGATTACCTCGAACAAGGGGATTCGGTAAAAATATTAGAAATAAATACTAACACTGCTATATATCATGATGGTGTAGATTATTTAAATTTTCAACCACTATTTGATACTATGGTATCAAATAACATTACCGAATTTCATTACATATATACTGAATTAACATCAGTTGCACCATCTGGAAAAACGGAAAATAGTGTTGTTAGTAAATTGAAACAACTATGTAACGATAATAATATTTCATATAACGAATATATAGTTCCAAAAAATTCAATTACAGTTCCTGTAATTGAAGATTCTGATAATAAATTTATTTTAAGACAAGCATTTGATACTTCTGCAATTGTAGATTCATTATACACCGCAGATAAATTTGAATTTTTTAGTTTAATGAGTGGTTCATCTCATATACCTAAAACATATTTTTCATCATCGGATGATGAGTTATTTTTAGATGAATTATCTGATGTTGATTATACTTTAGGAAATCATCCTAACTTATTGGAAAAAAGTAGATATCCAAACTATGATTTAAATTCATTACCTAAGATATTTAAAGTGAATAGTGATGAAGAAGTATCTACTCAAAAAGAATTACTAGATAGTCAAGATAACTTACTTCAAGAATTTATTTATGATGATGCTAATGTTATTAATAATTACTATTCAACTATTCGTAGTTATGATGTAATATTTGGTTCTACATTGGATATACTTAATTTGGGTGCATATAAAATATCAAGTGTAGTTGATATGGATTTTACACCAAGTACACTCTTGGAAGCTACCAAAGAATATAATAACAAAACAAGAGCAAAGTATATTACTAAAAATGTTGTAAGGTCTATTAAAATGACATATCACACGGATATTGAGAGTGATATATTGATGGCAGATGGTACAATTAGTAATGTAGTTGATTTGAATATCGGTGATAATATCAGAACACTAACTTTTGATTTTATTGCAGGTGGACCTGAATCAGGTTCTAAAATAACCGAAGAGTTTGAAACTCACTATGGCTCCATTGACTTTACGAGTTCATCTTTACAAGAAGTTAACTCTGAATTGATTTCAACACAATCACAGGTAACAGATGTACTTATGATTGAAGTTGGATTAGAGACTGGTCAAAAATGGTTAGATACTGCCACGTGTATGTATTATATTGAGGCTTCTGGTTCTGATATGACTTACTTTGAGGCGGTTAATAAATTTGTAGTTGGTGATAAAATTTTAACATACAACAAAACAAATGGTGAACTTTCTAAAAAAGAAATCACTTCATTAGATATTGTATATAGTGAAAATCAAAGTATCTATAACTTAGATTTTGAACCATTCGATTATTTCTTAGTTGATATTGATAATGATGATTTTACTATCATGCACAACGTATGTACGGGGTGTTCTTGGTCAGCATGTGGTAACTATTGGTGTGATTCCTCATGTATCGGATGTGGATTTGGTAGTGGTGGACAAAAATAATTTAAAAAAGGTATATTATAATGGAAAATACAAGAGAAAGTAGAACAGACGAATTAATTAAATCAAGAATAACTCCAGTTTCAGCTGAGTTAAATTTAAAATTAAATACTGCTTTTGCTGAAGTGGTGGATAGAATTAAGGAAAAGCATTTATCTTAATCAAACACAAATACAAACAAAAACCCATGTAATAATTTATATGGGTTTTTATTTAAAAAGATTTGGATATCTGAAATCTTTTTACTATCTTTACATGGTAAAAGATAAGATATGACCCGTAAAGAAATTCAACAAGTTACAGAAGATGTTTATAACAAAGTTATAAATCACTATGGTGAATCTAAACATCATCAAACCCCACCTTATATTGCAATCGAAGATACTCCCTTTTCTGATGAGGAAGTACCGAAAGACCTCTATGGGGAGTATTGTTCTATGATGAACGAGGTAACTTTATATTGGAAGAACATTCCTTCCTTAGAAGTCCTTATTCGTACCTTAGTTCACGAGTATCAGCATTACTTACAATCTCCTTCTTGGATGAAACGATATTATAACATGGGTTATAATTATAATGACCACCCATATGAAGTAGCTGCTTTCAACGAAGAAGAAAATTGGAAATCATTTATTTAAAAATTATCTATATGTTATCAGACCAATTAAAACAAATGACAGAAGAACTTTTAAAGTTAAAGACTATAAAAACTCCTTCGGTGGATGACAAATTAAAAATCCAAAAACTACAACAATCTTTAGATTCAATTTTTGAAGAAGAGTAATATGATAAAACAATTATCGCCTACCGATTGGGCAATTATGGAAAAATTATCTGAATCTCAAATGGAGATGTTGGGTGATGTTTTAAGTAAATTAAATAGAGATGATTCATCGTTAGATTTAAATCATAAACTAGCTGGTCAAATAGATGATGAGTATAATATAGAATATCCACAAGAAATAAAAGATTTTTTGTTTGATACGTTGAGAAAATATAAACCTCAGATTACTAATATAGAATCCACTTACACAACCCCAAAATCATATACTAATTTTGAATTTAGATTTAGGGAAGATTCTTGGGTAAACTTTCAAAAGAAATTAGAATATAATCCAATACACCATCATAGTGGAGATTTTTCATTTGTTATCTGGTATAAAATTCCATATAAGAAAGAAAATGAAGATAAAATAGGACCAGGAAAAAATGATAACTTAAAAACTAATGGTAGCTTTGCATTTATTTATGATATTGCACCAGGTAAAGTTGATACGAAAATAATACCAGGTGATACTACCATGGAGGGTACCTTATTAATTTTTCCAGCAAATTTAGGACATTGTGTGTATCCATTTTACACATCCGATGAAGAACGTATATCATTTTCAGGTAATTTTTATCATAAATCGGATTATGAAGTAAAAATAATCAATACTTTAATGTAATTATATTTGGATACTTCAAAAAAATATCGTATCTTTGTAAAACAAAATAAATAAGTTATATATGGCTAAAAAAACTACCCCCTCCCCAACTGTAACAAATAAGAGGGAACATAAATTAAACATCAAACCTATTGGTGAACAAGAATATGAGGTTATCAGATATGATAATCCTGAAATAGTGGATGAGGTGGAAAAACTTTATCCTGAAATGACAATGGAATTCAAACGAATTCTATTCGACCAATATGAGCTGTTCTGTAAAAAACAAAGTAATTACGGTCCAGAAAATATTTCGTTGGGTTCTAAATTAGAAACTGATGAAGAACAGAAAGTATCACTCACCGGTCTTTGGTTCAGAATGAACGATAAAATTATGAGATTAAAACAACTCGTAGTTTTAGGTGGTAAAGATAATGTAGGAGAATCTATAAATGATACTTATCAAGACCTTTCAGTATATGGAATCATTGCCCAAATTGTCAAGAGTGGTAAGTGGGGAAAATAATTCAAAAAATATTAGGAAGTTTGAATAAACTTTCGTATCTTTGTATCAATAAAATAGTTAATAACTTTAACAAAAAAAGTGTAAGAAAATCGGTAAATCTTATACTTATATGTACACACCGCGAGTAGGAAAAGACTCGTAAATAAAACCGTAAAACACTTAATAATTAACATTTAAATTTAAACAAGATGGCTTTAGACATTAACGCAATCAGAGGTAGACTGAACAAACTACAAAACACACAACGCAAATCCGATAACCTCTGGAAACCAACTCCAGGTAAACACCAAGTTAGGATTGCACCTTACAAGTTCAACAAAGATAACCCTTTCATCGAACTTTATTTCCACTACAACATTAACAACAAAACTTATCTTTCTCCGATGTCTTTCGGTAGACCTGACCCTATTGTTGAGTTTGCTGAAAAACTTAAAAGAATGGGTGATAAAGAGGATTGGAAAGCCGCAAAAGCGATGGAGCCAAAGTTGAGAACTTTCGTACCTGTTATCGTAAGAGGTGAAGAAGGAGAAGGAGTTCGTTTTTGGGGATTCGGTAAAACTGTATATCAAGAAATTCTTGGTTATATTGCGGATCCAGACTATGGTGATATTACTGACCCAACAAGTGGTAGAGATTTAACTATCGAGTACACATCAGCAGAAGATGCGGGTACTTCTTATCCAACAACTACTATTAGAGTAAAACCAAAAGAATCTCCAATTTCAGAAGATGCAACTCGTGCAAAAGATTTCATTGAAAATCAAACTGAAATTACCGATTTATATTCAGAGTTATCTTACGATGAATTAAAAGGTGTATTAGAGGGATGGTTGAATCCAACAGATGAAGGAGCTGGACAAGTATCAAACTCAGAACCTATCTTTAATCAAAAAGCAGAATCAACTGAAGCTGTATCTGAAGATATGGGTGGTTCTCAATCTGTTTCTCAACAAGTATCAGAAAAGAAAACAGATGATGTAGCTGCTGCATTTGATGACTTATTCAACTCGTAAATAGACCAAACTTATGGCAAAGAAAAAAGAACAAGATTTGGACTTGGCAAGTATTCTAGCGAATACTTTGAACAAAGAATCCAAAGAAAACAAAGTTGCATTCTTCTTGGATGATGATACTGCACCTACGAATGTGGATGGTTGGGTATCGACTGGATGTGCAATGTTAGATGTTGCAATTTCTAACCGCCCGTATGGTGGATTGCCTGTTGGTAGAATCGTTGAATTAACGGGACTTGAACAAAGTGGAAAATCATTAGTATCAGCACACCTCTTAGCTGAAACACAAAAGCTAGGAGGAGTTGCGGTACTCATAGATACAGAAACTGCGGTAAGTAGAGAATTTTTAGAAGCAATCGGTGTGGACGTTTCTAAATTACTTTATGTATCAGCAGATTCAGTAGAACAGATTTTCGATATAACAGAATCTATTATAGAGAAAGTTCGAGAAACATCAAAAGACAAGTTAGTAACTATTGTAACCGATTCAGTTGCAGCTGCCTCAACCAAAGCTGAACTTGCATCTGATTATGGTAAAGATGGATATGCTACTGACAAAGCAATCATCATCTCGAAAGCGATGAGAAAAATTACCAACATGATTGGTAGACAGAAAATCTTATTAGTTTACACAAACCAACTTCGTCAGAAGATGAACGCGATGCCGTTCGGTGACCCTTGGACTACAAGTGGTGGTAAAGCTCTGGCTTTCCATGCATCTGTACGATTAAGATTAAAAGGTACTGGACAAATCAAAATGAAGGTTGGTGGAAACGATAAGATTGTAGGAATGAAAGTTCGTGCACAAGTTGTAAAGAATAGAATGGGACCACCATTACGTTCTACTGATTTTGAAATATTCTTTGATAGAGGAATCGATAATTATGGTTCATGGTTAAAGGTAATGAAAGATGAGAAACTTGTTAAACAAGCCGGTGCATGGTATACCTATGTAGATACCGAAACTGGTGAAGAACACAAATTCCAATCTAAGGATTTCATCACAATGATGGATGAAAACGAAGAATTGAGAGACCAGATTTATAAAAAGATATGTGAATCACAAATCTTACAATATAAATCAGATACTCTTGATATAGATAACATGGAAGTCTCTACCAGTGGTGCTGGTATGGATGATTAAAACTTAAACAATGAGAAATACTTTATTAGAGGCAACGAAAAAACATGCCGAAGGGCACGTTGCAAAACATGTGGCAAATGTTGAGGTGTATTTAAATCAATCAGTTGGTATTGGTGAACATTCTGATATAATCGAGGCAATCGAATTAGAATTAGAACACATCGCTAAATACCAAGACCAGATTGATGTATTAGATAAATACTTCCCAACAGAAAAACACAGGTTATAATGAAAGAACTATACAAGAACATTTTAGAGTCAGTTAAAACCAAATAGAGATGACTTACACACAAGCACTAGAAGCAGTAGTGGATTGGAAAGAGAACAATCCTGAGAAATTCCAAGCATGGGAATGGTTTGGTAAAGGTATTAATGAAGCTGAATGTTGGCAATATAACTCTTGTGGTAATGAGGATGTGATACCATTTCAAAAAGCAGTTGGTGAGTTTAGTGTTGAATATGACCTCTGGCATCGCGAACAATACCAAGACCAGATTGATGTATTAGATAAATACTTCCCAACAGAAAAACACAGGTTATAATGAAAGAACTATACAAGAACATTTTAGAGTCAGTTAAAACTGAAAGAACCTATAATATCGATAAACACAAGAATTCTCGTGTGTTGATTATCGATGGGTTAAATACCTTTATCAGATGTTGGTCATCAATACCAACGATGAATGATGATGGTGACCATGTTGGTGGAGTAACCGGTGTGTTAAAATCAATAGGGTATGCAATCAGACAAACTCAACCGACTCGTGTTGTTGTAGTGTTCGATGGTAAGGGAGGTTCTACCTCTCGTAAAAAGAAGTTTGGTGGATATAAAGCCCAACGTGATTCAAATAAACTTAGGGTCAATAGACAATATGCAGATTTGATGAACGATGAGGATGAAAGAGAATCTATGAAAAGACAGTTCGTTTGGTTAAACGAACTGTTGGATGGATTACCTTTAACAACTATGATATACGATGGTGTTGAAGCCGATGATATCATGGCTTATATCACCACCAACATCTTAAAGGAAGATGAACAGGCGGTGATTATGTCAACTGATAAGGATTTCTTACAATTGGTTGATGATAAAACCATCGTCTGGTCACCTACCAAAAAGAAGATGTATAATAAAAAAGTGGTAAAGGAAGAATTTGGTATCGAATCCAAAAACTTACTTCTTTACAGAGTTTTGGATGGTGATAAATCAGATAATATACCTGGCGTTTATGGGTGTGGTATTAAGACTGTAATCAAACGATTTCCAGAACTTACCGAAGATGTTAAACTTTCGGTAGATGATTTATTACAATTAGCAGAACAAAAGAAAGAAGAAACCAAAGGTAAGATTAAGATATACAATGATATCATAGAAGCCAAAAAACAAATTCTTTTAAATAGAGAACTAATGCAACTTGATAATGTAGATATATCGGGTATAGTTAAAATGAACGCATTGGATAGGTTTAATGAACCAATTAAACCAATTAATAAAATGAACTTCATGAAAATATTATTAAAATACAAAGTAGTGAATAATTTCGGCGATATTAATGATTGGTTAAAATCAACCTTTGGAAATATTATTACCGATTAAATTTGGAGATATGATGAAATAATCGTATCTTTGTATCAAAGTTATAAACAGAGTCATAAATGCAAGAAATAGATACTTTAGCGAAATACGGGCAGTCATTTCAATCCAAAGTAGTTTCTGCACTTCTAACTGATAACAAATTTCTCGATACAATATCAGATATTGCACATACAAAGTTCTTTGAGAACGAGGCAAATAAATGGATTGTTGGTGAAATATTAGATTATCATTCAGAATATAAGAAACCACCTACATTAGATGTATTCAAGGCACTTCTTACAAAGGTAGATAATGAAGTGATTAAAACTACCGTAGTGGAACAATTACGGCACATCTATACCCAAGTAGGACAAGTAGATTTTGAGTACGTTAAAAACGAGTTTACAGATTTCTGTAAAAACCAAAATCTTAAAAATGTAATTCTCCAATCAGTAGATTTACTCAAAGCCGGTTCGTATGATAGAATCAAGGATTTGGTAGATGCTGCAATGAAAGTTGGTAATGATACTAACTTGGGACATGATTACATTGAAGATTTTGATTTACGTGCAGATGAAGTAGAACGAGTAGTTGTTGGTACTGATTGGGAACCCATTAATGATTTAATGGGTGGTGGATTAGGGCCAGGAGAACTTGGAGTAGTAGTTGCTCCATCTGGTGTAGGAAAAACATGGATACTCTCAGCAATGGGAGCATCTGCTGTACGGCAAGGTTTGAATGTGGTGCATTATAGTATGGAATTATCTGAACACTATGTGGGCCAGAGATATGATGTACTATTCTCACATATACCAACCGCTGATTTAAAATCAAAACACGAAGAAGTTAAACAAAAAGTAAAAGGACTCAAGGGGAACTTACTTATTAAGTATTTTCCACCAAAAGGTGTTACAGTAAAAAAGTTACAACAACATATTGAGAAAATGAACTCGATGGGTAACAAGCCCGATGTTATCATTGTAGATTATGCAGACCTTTTACTATCCCATTCTAATAAGACTGACTCTACTTATGCGGAACAGGGGGGAGTTTACATAGACCTTCGTGGTATGAGTGGTGAATTGGGAATCCCAATTTGGACCGCATCTCAAACCAACCGTTCAGCAATTGATTCGGAAGTTATCGAAGCTGATAAGATTGCTGATTCGTATGCAAAGGTAATGAATGCAGATTTCATTATGAGTTTTAGTAGAAAATCTAAGGATAAATTAAATAATACTGCTAGGGCACACGTAATGAAAAACAGATTTGGGCCCGATGGAATTACTTTCCCTTGTAAAATGGATACTTGGACTGGAACGATTGATATCTATGATGGAAATTCACCAGATGGAGTAATCGCAACCAAAGAAGCCGCAAGTGGTGCATTAGAAACGAAAAAACTTTTACAAAAAAGTATGTAGAGGCTAGTGGGTATTAGTATATAGAAAATATGGGTAAGTGTATCAAAAAATTATCACACCCTCAATAAAAAATCAGTAGTGTATAGAATAATACAAAACTAAAAAAAAAATTATCAAAAATCCATTTCGTTTTTGGATATATATGATAATTATAAACACCCCACTAACTAAAGGTGGGTAATACTAACAATTAAAAATTAAATTTTATGGCAAATTCACAAGAAATTTTCGAACAAATTAAAGAGTTGTACATCCAGTTCGAAGCAGAACACAATGGAACAACTAAAGCTGCTAAATCAAGAGCAAGAAAAGCAATTGGTGAAATCAAGAAACTTGTTACAGATTACAGAAAAGTATCAGTAGAAGAAAACAAGTAAGAAAGATAACACTATGAGCAAATTATTCCAAGAAAGAATTCCTTTCAAACCATTTGAATATCCAATATACTATACCGAAGGTTGGTTGAAACAAGCACAGGCCTTTTGGTTACATACTGAAATCTCTATGCAAGGGGATGTTAAGGATTGGAATGAGAATCTTACCAAAGAAGAAAAACACTTGGTTGGTAATATCCTATTGGGATTTGCTCAAACCGAATGTGCAGTTTCTGATTATTGGACAAATATGGTAACCGATTGGTTTCCTAAACACGAAATAAGACAGATGGCAATGATGTTTGGTTCCCAAGAAACAATCCACGCAACTGCATATTCATATTTAAATGAAACATTAGGGTTGGATGACTTTTCAGCATTTTTGCATGAACCTGCAACAGCTGAAAAGTTTGAACTCTTAACACAAACTACAAACCAATGGACTCATGAAGATTTGGCAACAAATCCAATCGCAAGAAAAGAAGTAGGACGTTCATTAGCAATATTCTCGGCATTTAGTGAGGGAGTATCTTTATACTCATCTTTTGCAGTTCTTTACTCATTCCAAATGAGAAATCTTCTAAAAGGTATAGGACAACAAATGAAATGGTCTGTTCGTGATGAATCATTACACTCTAAAATGGGATGTCAATTATTCAGACATATGTGTGAAGAATTTCCAGAACTATTAGAAGATGCAAAAGAAGGTATCTACGAAGCAGCAAAACTTATCATAAATTTAGAATCCAACTTTATTGATAAAATGTTTGAATTGGGAGATTTAGAAAATCTCAAAAAGAAAGATTTAAAAAACTTTATCATCAAAAGAGTAAATGAAAAGTTACAAGAGTTGGGTTATTCTCCAACTGAAGGAACTGATGATTACTTTAAATTTGATAAAGATTCAGCAGCAGAATTAGATTGGTTTTATCATTTAACTGGTGGAGCAACACATACCGATTTCTTCGCTATTCGTTCAACTGATTATTCAAAAGCAGGTGAAGGTGAAGATTGGGGGGATTTATTTTAAAAAAACAATAGTATGACATTTGATGAATTAATACAATCCGTAACCCAATGGGCCGAGGATAAAGACATATTGAAACCAGAGAACGCACCAAAACAAATGTTAAAGGTGTTAGAAGAAGTAGGTGAAACCGCTGGAGCACTTCTAAAGTCAAACGAGGAAGAAATCAAGGATGGGATAGGTGATTCTTTTGTAACTCTAATTATCCTTTCTAAACAATTGGGATTATCTCCACAAGAATGTTTAGAAGCTGCATGGAACGAAATTAAAGACCGACGGGGCAAAACCCAAGGTGGGGTTTTTGTAAAAGATGAAAACTAAAAGAGAGTATTACAAACGAAATGTAATTACACATGGTGATTCTATTAAACATTATCCAAGTGGAACATCTATTTTGATGGATATGCTTATTAGAGGTATAAAATACAATTGTATTAGATTTAAACGAAAGAAATAAAATTATAGTAATGGCAAAAAATTACGGAGAAGAATTGGGTTGGGAATTGGGAGTTGATTTTCCAGAATGGGGTAATACTGAGATATATGTGAAAACTATATCTAAAGGTTACTTATTAAATGGAGAAAAACCCAAAGATGCCTATTGGAGAGTAGCAACAAAGGTAGCACAAAGATTAAACAAACCACAGATGGCATCAAAGTTTTTTGATTACATTTGGAAAGGTTGGTTAAACTTGGCAACACCTGTACTTTCAAACACCGGTACTGATAGAGGTTTACCAATCTCTTGTTTTGGTATCGATGTTGCAGATTCAATCTTCGATATTGGTTCTAAAAACTTAGAACTAATGTTACTTGCAAAACATGGTGGTGGGGTTGGTATTGGTATCAACCAAATCAGACCAGCTGGTGCACCAATTACTGGCAATGGAACATCGGATGGTGTAGTACCATTCGCAAAGATTTACGATTCTACTATTCTTGCAACTAATCAAGGTTCAGTTCGTAGAGGTGCAGCATCAGTAAACTTAAACATCGAACATGGTGATTTCGAAGAGTGGTTAGAAATCAGAGAACCAAAGGGAGATGTAAATAGACAATCGCTTAACCTTCACCAATGTGCAGTAGTAGGTGATAAGTTTATGAGGAAATTGGAGAACGGGGATGAAACCGCACGAAGAAAGTGGGGTAAACTACTTCAAAAGAGAAAAGCTACAGGAGAACCTTACATAATGTACAAGGGGAATGTTAATAAACAAAACCCAGAGATGTACAAAGTAAATGGTTTGAAGGTACATATGACAAACATCTGTTCTGAAATCACTTTACATACTGATGAATCTCATTCATTCGTATGTTGTCTTTCTTCACTCAACTTGGCAAAATATGATGAATGGAAAGATACAGATTTAGTTTATACCGCAACTTGGTTCTTAGATGGAGTTCTTTCAGAATTTATCCAAAAAGCTAAGAACTTAAAAGGATTCGAAAACTCAGTTCGTTCTGCAGAAAAAGGTAGAGCATTAGGATTGGGTGTATTAGGATGGCACACTTACTTACAGAAAAATGGTATTCCATTTGAAGGAATGGAGGCACAATTTGAAACTCGTAAGATTTTCTCTCAATTAAAGATTGAATCAGAAAGAGCATCAAGAGATATGGCAGTTGAATATGGTGAACCTTTGTGGTGTCGAGATAGTGGTATGAGAAATACTCACCTACGTGCAATCGCACCAACAGTATCTAACTCTAAATTAAGTGGTGATGTATCTGCTGGTATTGAACCATGGGCTGCAAACGTATTTACTGAACAAACATCTAAAGGAACTTTCATTCGTAAGAATAAAGAATTAGAAAAAGTTCTAAGAAAAATTGGAATCAACACCAAAGAAACTTGGGATAAGATTATGGCTGATGGTGGTTCTATTCAAGATTTACAACAATTAGATGAATTTAGATACTTGGATGGGAAGTTGGTAAAGAAAGAAGATATATCAGAAATGGATTATGATAAATCATTTAACATTAAAGATGTATTTAAAACTTTCAAAGAAATTAACCAATTAGATTTAGTAAAACAAGCTGGTATTAGGCAACAATATATAGACCAATCAGTATCACTTAACTTGGCATTCCCATCTACGGCAACTCCGAAGTGGATTAATCAAGTAACGATGGAAGCTTGGAAACAGGGTGTGAAAACACTTTACTATATGAGAACCGAATCTGTGTTAAGAGGTGATATTGCAACCAAAGCAATGGATCCTGATTGTTTAGCATGTGATGGGTAGAATATTAATTTAATAGGAGAAAAAAATGATTGAAGTAAAAAAATTCTACGCAGTGTGGTGTGGACCTTGTAAAATGTTAACACCTGTTATGGAAAATGTAAAATCTAAATTCAATGAAATATCATTCTTAGATGTAGATGTTGATAAAGATTTTGAAATTGCTCAAAAATATTCAATTCGTTCGGTACCTACTGTAGTGGTAGAAGTAGATGGTAAGGAAGTTCAGAGATTCGCTGGATTACAATCTGAAATGGCTTACACCAATGCACTAAATGAAATAAAAAGTGCATAAAATATTTGGTTTATCCAAATAAATTTCGTATCTTTACATAAAACAAATAAAATGCCAATATTAAGAGGTCAGTCTCATCCTAGCGCTAAACTAACGGATGAGCAGGTTATACAAATAAGAAAGTTATGGGCGATGGGACATCGTAATGTAGCTGTAATAGCTCGTAATAATAGAGTATCTCCTGCCAACGTTATCAAAATAGTTAGGATGCAAACATGGCAACATCTAAACGAATTTTGGTCTGGTAGTTTATGAAAGAGGATAAGGTATATTGTGATACTTCTAAATTATCAATAAGAGCTATAAACAAATCGGTAGCGAAAGATATCATTATCAATAATCATTATAGTGGATTGTGGACAAAGGTTTCTTACGCTATTGGTTTATTTACTTCCGATATAGAAGAACACCCATTCTTTAGTGGTGTTGAAGATAAATTAATTGGAGTTGCATGTTATGGTGACCCAATTGGTAGGTTGAGTGGACAATCTATATCTGAAATGTTAGATAGAACCGAAGTTTTGGAATTGGTAAGATTATTTGTTTTTGATGGGTATGGTTCTAATATAGAAAGTTGGTTCTTAGGAAAGACATTTGATTGGTTACGAGAAAATGTACCACAAGTGAAGGGATTGATATCATATTCAGACCCGAAAGAAGGACACGCTGGAACTATATATCAAGCAACCAATTGGATTTACCAAGGAAACTCTTTACGATTTAATGATAGTTGGTCATTTAAGTTTGATGAAAATGGTGAGTGGCAACATGGTAGAACTATATTTCCATACTATGGTACCAATAACCCCACAGAAATTCAGAAGCAGGTAACTAAGCCATTTTGGATTAGAAAAGAACCAAGAAAGCATAGATACGTTTATATTCTTTCAAAGGGTGGTGAGAGAAGAAAGTTATTGAAAAATTTAAAACATCCATCACTACCATATTCAAAGAATACTGAAATTGAAGAAATGGAAATTCGCAAATTAGAACCAATTGAAGGAGGAGAATAAACATTACGTGGATACATCCAAAATTACAATCAGAGAAATCAGTAAAGCAGCTGGTAAGGATATGATTGTAAAGTATCATTATACACACGCATTTTCAATGTGTAGGTATGCACTTGGTATATTTTACGAAACCGATACCGAAGATGTATTGGGTAATACTGAACAACTCATAGGTTGTCTTATTTATGGATATCCAGTGGGTAGGTCAGCAGTAACTTCGGTAATTGATGGATTGGGCAAAGATGAGTGTTTAGAGTTAACACGATTGTTCATACACGATGGTTATGGTTCTAATATTGAATCATACTCAATGGGACAATCTTTTAAGTGGTTAAAAGAAAATGCACCTAATATAAAGATGTTGATTTCTTATTCTGATTCTGAGCAAGGACATCTTGGTGGAATTTACCAAGCAACAAATTGGTTATTCCAAGATACATCACAAATACAACTGATGCCAAACTTTAGTATATCATTAACTAAAGACCCTTATAAGTGGATACATTCAAGAACTGTATTTTCTAAGTGGGGTTCACATAATATAGAAAAACTAAAAGAGGCAGTTGGTAAAGATGGTTATAAAGAATTTTGGAGAAAGAAAGAAGCACCTAAGAATAGATACATTCAGATATTAGGTCAAACTAAAGGAGAAACTAAGAAGTTGAAATCAAAATTGAAACACAAAGTTTATCCTTATCCAAAGAACTTAGAAGATTATTTACCAAAGATAGAACACTATGAAACTATCGAATCAGAAAATAAAGTAAATTTTTGGTAAATTTTAACAAAACTTTAACATTTTAAATTTTGAATATCTCAAATATTGTTGTATATTTACTATGTAATCAAGATGAGAGATATGACATAATTAATTTATTTAGATAGTGATAAATATTTAAAAAAATATTTAGATAATTAAAATAAATTACGTATATTTGTATAACAAAGGAGGTCTGAGTACCTCGATTAATTAATTAACTAAAGGAAAAGTTATGAAAGAAAACGAATTTTACGGAAATGAATTAATCAACTTATCCGATACGGATGTTGAAAAAACCTACAACCGATTTTATTCCACCTGGAAATTGGCATCGGAAACCAAACAAAAATCAACATTTCAATTTTCATTAAACTTCATCGATACTGGTGTATCTGAACTTATTAAGTTCTATGATAACCCATTGGAGGCTGAGAAATTGAATACAAAACGATTGAGATTGGTTAGACCAAAACAACAAACCAAAGCAGAAAGACAAACTGGTGAATATCAATTAGAACAAATATTTGATATTCTTGATGGTAATACGGCTCCAAATGCACATATTGTCGTGTTAATTGATAAAGAGTTTAATGGATTAATTTATTGTTACGATGGTCAGCATCAAACATTTTCATTTTCAGATACTATTCTTAATAATAAAAAATTCAAATCGGATGATTTGGAGAATGTTATTATCAGACGTGAATCTGATGGATTTGATTTTGAATATTCCAAAGTATGGTCTATACTTAAAGAGTTTTCCGTAAATCTAACACAATCTGAATTTGATATCAATGATATTATTGAATATTACCCAAAGTTTCAAACTTATGTATCTGATACAAATAAAACTAAATTAACCGGTAAGGTTCACTTCACTACATCAAAGGGTGCAAGTACTTTAATGAAAAAGTTGAATGAACACATTTCATCTCACTCAGTAACTCAACGTGTAAAAACTGAATTAGATGGTAGTAAATTAAACTCTTTATTGTATGATGTTGAGTATGAATTAGATAACGAGCGTGGATTACTATCCAATTTAATACCAAATATTCCACTATTTAATAGAACTGGTTTTAATTTCTCAAAATACTTACCAAAGACATTTTCATATGATTTGACTAGTAAAGATTATACTGAAATGAACTATGACCAGTATTTGATTTTTATTAACAACCTTCTTATTTCAAGAATACATTCGCATAATAATGATGGTGTTGTTAGTTATCACTTAGAACCATTAAAGAAAAATTCAATTGAATCAGTTGCTAGAGGATATGGCTCTGGTCCATATTGGCAAAATGAAATGTGGAAAACTTATGGACTGGTTGATAGTGTTAGAGACAGATATTTAAATCTATTTAGTTCATTAGTAATTGAAGATGATAAAACCACAATCCAATATATCCAAAACGGAATTTCTCTTGCATATCATTTTACTAACGTTGATTTTATTAAAAGATTGATGATATTTGATGAAAAGAGAAAAATGTGGGAGCAACAATTCAAAGATGAATTAAGTAATTTGTTAAAAAATGCAAATGTAATTGATTCAGAACAACTAAACGTAGTTGATAAACAACAATATAAGTTAATAAGTTACAATAGAGGGTGTGTAGCTGATTTGAGATTCAGCACACCATATCAACTTATTAATTTATCTCATGTTATATTAGATACTCTACCATCTTCTCAATCGGTTGGCGATTGGGCTAATGCAGTTATGGATGTATTTAACAATAACTTTGAAAAATACTTCTTAAATAATTCAGATAAGTTTGTTGGAGATGAAAAAGCAACTTCATTGAATAGATACAAAGTATTTAATGGTTTGTTTACTACTAAAGCATTTGTAACTGAAGTTAACGAACAAGCATCAGCAACCGATACTTCTTTATGGAGTAGGACTGATTCAATGAAGTATGTTACTGATAAATTAAAGCACACCGATACTAAATTGTATTTGTGTCCAAGTAGTGGTGAGTGGGTAGAAATTGGTAATTATGAAAGTCATCACCTATCATTTAGAAGTAAAAATCCACAAAAAGAATTTAAGTTTTGGTTTCCATTATCTAAAAAGTATAATAACTACATAAGTGATTCATTTGATAGAAATTTAGTTGATGATGGTGGGACATTTGTAGATGCTTGTGATGTTATGATTAAGTTATGTGAAGCGCAGATTAAAAAGTATCAAAAAAGTGATAACCGTGACAAAGTTCTTGATTATCAAGAATCTATTGATACTTTTGTTAAATGGAAAAGGAGAGCTGAATAATGAATTTTTGGGAAGCAATAGATTACAAAAACGCTAGGAAAGTGTTGGTAATACCAAATATTACAAACTCATCTAACATTGAAAAAGATTCATTTATAGATGTAATTTATAATCATATTAAGGCATTGGATAATCATGGTGAATATCATTTTACTGTATTGGTACCAAAGGGTAATGTTACTAAAAAATTAAATACCCTACCTAAACACAATGTAAAGCAAATTGGGATTCATATACCCGGTGATATGATGAATCAACGGGCATTCCCATCGGTTGATTTAATTAAAGTATTAAAGGATACTGAATATGATGTAATATATTCCCATTTGCCTGATTGGCCACAAGTTGGTAGATATGCAAAATTTGGGACTAAAATCATTGGTTATTCTCATTGGTTTGAGGGTAGTAAACACCTACCATGTAATGGGATAGATAGACGAGAAGGTAAAGCAAAATGGATGTGGTTACCTATTGAGTTATTGGGTATTTCGCAAATGGAAACTTGTTATCTAAATACACAAGACCAAAAGAATAGAGTTTTATTGGAAGCAAAGGAAATGTTTAATGATGAATTTGTAAATAAGTTAGATGATATTCTTACTGTCTGGAATTTAGGATTACCAAAAGATAAGATAGTACCAACCCCATCCAATGATAAAAGAAAGATTATTGTATTCAATCATAGACCAGCTGCTTATAAGGGATATCCTAAATTCATTAAATTAATGGAGGAATATTACACTAAACGACAAGATTTTGTGGTTTGGGTACCTCAATTAACTGGAAGGGTTCCTCATTCTTGGATTGATAATACACGAGTACCTAAACATGAATATTACAAACGATTACAAGATTGTACAGTTGGTGTTCAGATGAAACAAACTAATCATGGTTGGTCAGTAAGTGGTACTGATTGTATGATGAATGGAACTCCTATGTTATGGCAATCATCTGATTGTTATAAAGAGATAGACCCTAATGGTTTATTCTTTACAAAGAAAAAAGAATTCTTTGAATTGTTAGATAAATTTTTAGATGATGATATATTTAAAAATGAACAATCTATTAAAGCAATTCAAAGAGCTCATGAGTTATCTTCCAATGAAGATAAAATGATTGTTGAACTTCACAAAAAATTAAGTTAATTGTACAAGAACGTATATTACCAGCGAGAAAAGAATCTTGTCCATCTTTGGGATGATAAGCAAGGTTACAGAACATTTCCATATACTCGATATGCCTATGAAAGAGCAGAACGAGGTGAATATACTACTTTATATGGGGATAAGGTAACTAAAATTCATAGATATAGTAAAGATGATAAAAACTTGTTTGAATCTGATGTACCAGAAACTACAAGAGTTTTAGTAGATATTTATACTGATTCGGATTTACCTTCAGAAGGACATGTTATACTCACTTACGATATTGAGTGTGAGATGACAAGTGGATTGCCAAATCCAGAAGAAGCTACAAACGAATTAACATCAATCGCACTCCATGATTCTGCTACCAATCAATACTGGGTATTGGTAATGGATAAAGACGGGTTAATGGTAGAGAAAACTACTGATAAAGCAATCGTAATTCCATTTAAGGATGAACGAGATATGTTGATGAAGTATTTGGAACTCTACGAAATGATTAATCCAACAATCGTTACGGGTTGGAATATTGATTATTTCGATACACCTATGTTATACAATCGTATAAAACGATTATTAGGTGAGAAACATGCAAATAGATTATCACCAATCGGACAATGTTTCTGGTCTCCTTATCGTAAAAGATATTTTATGGCTGGTGTATCTTATTTAGATTACCTATCCCTTTACAAGAACTTTACCTACTCTGAATTAGATTCATATAGATTGGATTCTATTGCTCAACGAGAATTGGGTAAAGGTAAGATTGAATATGATGGTAACTTGGATATCTTATTTAGAGATGATATTGAAAAATTCATTGAGTATAACTTAGTGGATGTTGAATTGGTAGTTCAGTTTGATGAAAAATTACAATTCATTGATACTGCTCGTGGTATCTGTCACGCAGGACATGTACCTTATGAAGATTTTGTTTATTCATCAAAGTATCTTGAAGGAGCAATGTTAACTTATCTTAAACGTAAGAATATTGTAGCACCAAATAAACCAGCAGATAGACAGGAGAGAATGCAAGCACTTCGTGATAATAACGAAGAAAAGTTTATTGGAGCATATGTAAAAGCACCAATCGTTGGTAAGTATGAATGGATATATGATTTGGATTTAACTTCCCTATATCCATCCATTATTATGAGTATTAATATCTCACCAGAAACGAAAGTTGGTAAGATTAAAGATTGGGATGCACAGAAATTCATTAAAGGTGAAGTTGATACTTATTATATCGGAGAAGATGCAATCTCCAAAGAAAATCTAAAAGAATATTTAGATAAATCTAAATTCTCAATAGCATCAAATGGTGTATTATACCGAACCGATGTAGTTGGGTGTATTCCTGATATATTAGATACTTGGTTTAAACAAAGGGTAGAATTTAGAAAGTTAGAAAAACAATATGGGGATAGTGGTGAAAAAGAGAAATACGCTTTTTACAAAAAAAGACAGTTGGTACAAAAGATTCTTCTTAACTCTTTATATGGGGTGCTTGGTCTTCCTGCCTTTCGGTTCTATGATGTTGATAATGCTACCGCTGTTACCACAACCGGTCAGACGGTTATTAAAAGCACGGCTGATATGGCTAACATCAAGTACAACAAGGAGTTGGGTACTCCTGATGCTGACTCTAACATATATATTGATACTGATTCTGTATTCTTTTCCGCAGCTCCTCTCTTAGACCATAGAATTCCAAATTGGAAAGATAACGAACAAGATGTTATCGCTGGTTATGTAAATGATATAGCAGGTGAGATGCAAGATTATCTAAATAACTTTTATAATATTCTTGCCAAAAAAGTTTTCAATATAGATAAACATAGATTGGAGATTAAAAAGGAATTCGTTTCTAAAGCTGGTATATGGATTGCAAAGAAAAGATACGCACAATGGATTATTTCAGATAATGGTGTACCTGTTGATAAGTTAGATGTAAAGGGATTGGATGTTGTACGTTCATCATACCCAGCCGCTTTTAGAAAGTTTATGAGTGAAGTTCTGATTGAAATCCTAAGAGGTGATACTGAAGAACAACTTACCGATAAAGTTCATGCATTCAAAAAAGATTTGGTAAACATGGATGTTGTTAAGATTGCAAAAGCTGGAGCAGTTAAAAACTTATCAAAGTACATGCCTAAGAAAAAAGACCAAACGGCAATGTTCCAATTTGCTAGTGGTACACCCGCACACGTAAAAGCATCAATCGCATATAATCAATTATTAAAACACTTTGGGGTTGAAAATCAATTTGAACCTTTAAAGGATGGTGATAAGATTAAGTGGGTATATCTTAAACAAAATCCATTTGGATTAGATGCAGTTGGTTTTAATGGTTATAATGACCCACCACAAATCATGGATTTAATTAAAACTTATATTAATCATGATAAAATCTTTGAACGAGAGTTATTAAAGAAACTTGAAGATTTTTATGGAGCATTGGATTGGGGTGATGTTATGAGTGACCAAAAGACAGCAGAAAAGTTTTTCTCCTTTTAATTTGGATAATCCAAATAAATTTCTTATCTTTGTATGACAATATGTCAGGTTACCCACTTGTGGTACTGATATTGAACATACAATAACATATAATAATAAATAAAAATAACATGAACAAGACAAATTTTAGTAACAAGGAAATTAAAGATATAGCAGATTTTGCTATGAACAACAAAGAGTTCCAAAAAGAACAACAGGAATTAACAGATAGTATTCTTGAAATGGTTAAACAAAATAGAGTAAGATAGTTATGGCAACAAAACAATTAAAGTTTGATGTAGAAGCGAGGGAATCCTTGAAACGAGGATTAGATACTTTAGCAGATGCAGTAAAGGTTACATTAGGACCTGCAGGTAGAAATGTTTTATTACAGAAAGGAACTGGTTCACCTCATATTACAAAAGATGGTGTATCGGTTGCAAAAGAAATCGAGTTAGAAGATATATTTGAAAACATGGGTGCACAATTGGTAAAGGAAGTTGCATCTAAAACCGCAGATTCTGCTGGTGATGGAACAACAACCGCTACTGTTCTTGCACAAGCAATCGCAACTGAAGGATTCAAACGAGTTGCAATGGGAACAAATCCTATTGATTTAAAACGAGGAATTGATAAGGCAGTAAAAGTAGTAGTAGATGGATTAAAATCTCAAGCAATTGTGGTTGGTTCTAATAAAGAGAAAATCAAACAAGTTGCAACTATTTCTGCTAACAACGATTCTACTATTGGTGAGTTAATTGCAACTGCTTTCGAGAAGGTTGGAACAGATGGTGTAATCACAGTTGAAGAATCCAAGGGAATAGAAACTTCAATGGAATTGGTAGAAGGAATGCAATTCGATAAAGGTTATCTTTCCGCACACTTCGTAACTGATACCGAGAAAATGAACGCGGTGATGGAAAATCCTTACATCTTATTATATGATGGTAGAATTTCTTCTATGAATGATGTTCTAACTCTATTAGAGGGGGTTTCTCAACAAGGTAAACCATTGGTAATCATTGCAGATGATGTTGAAGGAGAGGTTCTTGGAACACTTGTGGTAAACAAACTCAGAGGAACTCTTAATGTTACCGCAGTTAAAGCTCCTGCTTTCGGTGATAGAAAGAAAGAAATGATGAGAGATATTGCAATTCTAACTGGTGGAACATTCATCACTTCAGAATTGGGTATGAAGTTAGAAGAAGTTACTATTGACCAATTGGGAACTTGTGAGAAAATGACAATCGGTAAAGAATCTACTACTATCGTAAACGGGTCAGGTTCAGCAGAACAAATTACTGAAAGAATCAACCTTATCAAAGGACAGATTGAAAATACAGATTCTGATTACGATAAAGAAAAATTACAAGAAAGATTATCTAAACTCGCTGGAGGTGTTGCAGTACTTTACATCGGAGCTGGTTCGGAAGTAGAAATGAAAGAAAAGAAAGATAGAGTAGATGATGCACTTCATGCAACTCGTGCAGCAATCGAAGAAGGTATTGTTGCGGGTGGTGGTACCGCTCTAATCAATACAATGAATTCAGTAAAAGAATTGTTGAGTAAATGTGAAAATGATGAAGTAGATGGAATTGAAGTAGTTTTTCGTTCATTGGAAGCACCATTAAAACAAATACTCAAAAACGCAGGAATCGAACCAGGTGTTATCTTACGAGATATTACAAATGGAAAAGGATTCGATGCAAGAAAAGAAGAATTTGTAGATATGTTCGAGGCTGGTATTATTGACCCAACCAAAGTAACAAGAACCGCAATCGAAAACGCTTGTTCAGTAGCATCTATGATTCTAACTACCGAATGTATGGTAGTGAATAAACCAGAACCCAAACCATCATCATTTCCAATGATGCCGGGTATGATGTAATAAATAAATCTAAAAAGATTTGGAACCCAACAAAGTATTTCGTATCTTTGTATGAACAAAATAAATAAAGTTATATTAAATTTAAATTATGGAAAAACAAAAATTAGATGGTTTCATCAATCGATATAATCTCGGTGGTGAAGTAGAATCGGTTATGATTAAATCAGAAGGTACAAATCTTACAGTTCGTATGATATCTGATGACAAGACACTTTTAGGTGATGTATCTGTTGCAGATATGGAATTCCCAAATGGTGAATTCGGTATTTACACAACTTCTCAGTTAAAAGGGTTGATGAGTGTATTGGATACTTCAATTAAAGTAGAAGAAACACCAGGTGCACTTAAATTCTCGGATAAGGGAACTAAGATGCAGTATATGTTGGCAGCACCTTCAGTTATCCCAGCGGTACCTGATTTGAAAGCATTACCACCATTTAATGTAGATGTTACATTGGATGATGAGTTTATAAACAAATTTATCAAATCTAAGGGAGCATTGGCAGATGCTGATACATTTACATTTACCTGTAAGGATAATAAAGGAGAAATCATTTTAGGGTATTCTTCAATTAACTCTAACCGAATTTCAATCACTGTTGATTGTACCTGTGATGGTGATGTTGAACCAATTCAATTCTCAGCAAAATACCTTAAAGCAATCTTAGTTGCTAATAAAGGTTCAAATACTTCATCCTTGAAGATTTCATCTCAAGGGTTAGCACATCTTGCATTTACAGAAGGTGATTACGTTTCTAATTATTATTTAGTAGAGATTAAGTAATATGAGTTTTTGGGAAACAGAATCAGCTAAACCTGAATTTATATTCGAAAATGAGAAGAAAAAACTCATTGAGAATATGGATTACCTTATGACAATGACTGTTGAAGAACAGACATTATATAAGAAGTGGGTTGAATTGCAAGAAGATTCTATGATTCGTGATAAATCCACGATTGCATCCCTTTATGATTTACAATGGAAACCAACTGATATAAACAATAAGGAGTTAACGATTCAAGAAATTGAATCGTTAGACCCCTATGTTGAAATAGTTGATGATGCCGCTGCATCAACAAAGTGGACCCATCTTCGTAGAATGATTCATACAATGAGTTGGACTGCTAACCCAGGTCGTAATGTTAAAATTACAATCAAGGATAGAACATCAGGTAAATTATTAGGATTAGTATCACTTGCTAGTGATGTTACATCAATGGGAGTTAGAGATAACTACATTGGTTGGACTAAAGATGATAAATTTAAGAAGGGTAAGTTGAATTATACAACTATCGCTTCTACAATTGTATGTACCCAGCCATTGGGATACAACTTTTTAGGTGGTAAACTTACCGCAATGATGACTACTGTACCTGAAGTTAGAAACTTTTGGAAAGAGAAATATGGACAAACTCTAATTGCAGTTGGTACAACTTCTCTTTATGGAATTCATTCTCAGTACAATGGTATTCCTCATTTCAAAACTTTAGGTGAATCCGCTGGTAAAATATCATTAAAACCAGATGATGAATTTTATGACCCTTGGCATCAATGGTTAAAAGAAAATCGTGCTGATTGGTATAAAAGTGCCATCACTAACGAACGAATCCGTAATGGTAAAAGTATGGGTACTGGTGAAGGTGCTAGTGGACCTGTGAGTGGTATTAAACAAAAAATCCTTGGGCAGATATTCAAAGAGTGTGGTATTAAACAATCCGCATATCACCATGGATTTAAACGTGGAGTATATCTTGCAATGATGTACGAAAATGGACCAGAGTTTCTTCGTTCTGAAATAGAAGAAGATAAATTGGTTATGAAGAAAAAGTTTGAAGAAGGTACTGGTTACATCAATAAGTGGTGGAAGAGGCAAGCAATCAAACGTTACTCAAAACTACATGATGAGGGTAGGTTGAAACCAGACCATTTGTATTATATAGATGCAATTGGAATGAGTTGGGAAGAAATGAAACAAAAATACCTACAAGAAGTAGGAAGATAAACAATAAATTATGAACTTACAAGAAGTATGTGCAAAGTACAGAATTTCAGATGCATATCTGAATTCAAAAGATGATGGGTTATTAGTGGCAGCATCATCTATTCAAGATTTAATTAACGAAATCAATACATCGGCAATTCGTGGTATTGATGAAAATAGAAAACAATCCATCGTAACAAAAATGGAAAAGTTAGTAGATTTTCTTAAAGATGTAAAAAATTCAGGAGTATAATATGGCATTTTTTGAACAAACCCAAGAAGAAAAAGTGGATAACTCCCTTTGGGTGGAATCATACAGACCCACCAAGTTAGAAGATTATGTAGGTAACGAACATTTAAAATCTAAAGTAGAGGGTTACTTAGAAACGGGTGATGTACCTCATCTTTTATTATATGGTAGAGCAGGTACCGGTAAAACTACATTAGCTAAACTAATTGTTAAATCGGTTGATTGTGATTATATGATTATAAACGCATCATCTGAAAACAATGTAGAAACAGTTCGTAACAAAGTTACTAACTTCGCATCATCACAAGGATTTAAGAAATGGAAGATTATCATACTTGATGAGTTCGATTACATGACTCAAAATGCACAAGCTATCCTTCGTAACTTGATGGAAACGTTTAGTGGACATTGTAGATTTATTTTAACTTGTAACTATGTTGAGAAAGTAATTGACCCAATCCAATCTCGTTGTCAATCATTTCAGATTGTACCTCCAACTAAAAAAGATGTAGCAGTTCAGATATCCAAGATACTTACAAAAGAAGGTATCGAATTTGAACCTAAAGATTTGGTACCAATTATAGATGCAGGATATCCTGATATTCGTAAAATAATCAATACCTGTCAATTAAATTCTAACAAAGGCAAACTTCAAGTAGATACCAAAGATTTATTGGAAAATGACTATAAGGTAAAGATATTGGAACTTCTTAAATCCAAAGATGACCCAAGAAATCGTTACATGAAATTAAGACAAACTTTGATTGATAGTAAAGTAACCGATTTTACAGATTTGTTTACACTACTTTATGATAAAGTTGATGAGTTTGGTGGTGATAATATTGGTAATGTTATAATTGCATTATCACAAGGACAGACAAACCACTTCCATTCAATTGATAAAGAGATTGCAATGGCTGGGTGTTTAACTGAAATTAACAGAATGATATAATGGCAGCAACCCTATTTGACCACATAAAGGCAATTACCAATACCCAAGACCCTAAGTATTGGGATAAGTTAGATGAAAGTGATAAGAAAACTTGGTCTAACTATATGGTATTTCGTTTCCTTTCTATGAATCCAGATTGGGTAGAAACCATCGCTGCATTACAACCAGCTTTACAAGAGGTACCACCTAAAGCACTTTATCTTGCTTTAATAGATTTTTTACCAAAAGGTAGACAGTTTTTAAAGTATATGAAACCAGCAACTGCTGATAAATATGAAAAATGGTTGGTAGAATTGGTTGCAAAACATTATGAGGTTTCTTTAACCGATGCACATGAATATACAAAAATACTTTATTCAACCAGAAGTGGTAAAGTACGAATTAAGGAATTGTGTGAAGATTATGGAACTGATAAAAAAGAAATAACTAAGTTAAAATTAAAGTTATGACAAATTCGGAAATACGTAAGTTAATGGAAATTCAATACCTTAAAGGTAGATTAGATGAGTTGTATAAATCATACACACCAAGTAAGCAATCTCATAACAATCGTGTAGTGGATGTTAGAATTTCTAAATACGAAGATAAACTTAAAGGGTTAGATGAAATTGCGTTTCATCTTTATCAAGTTGAACGAGAAAATCAAAGATACTCAAAATATAAAGGTAAACAAAAGATGACAGAATTGTTAGAAGAAGTTTTACCATTTATTAATGATAATGAACTTGTAAAAAAGATTGAGAGTCAACTAAACACTTATAAATAAAAAATTACAATTTCTTAACATTTATTTTTAAAATATACCATAGTTATTAAACGATGAAAAAAGTTTACACTAAAAATCTATACGATTATATAAACAACGAAAGTTGTAATACTACACTTACTCCCAATTTTGGGAAATTTACACAAACAAGTACAAACGATAAATTAGATAATGATGAATAATTTTAGACCATTAGGTGATAGAGTTTTGGTAAAAACAGAATCACATACAGAAAAAAAATCAAGTGGTGGGATTATCTTAAATGATTCTGTAATGCGAGGTCAACTCGTAGAAGGAAAAGTAGTTTCGGTAGGAGCGGGTATCTTTTCTCAAACAGGTGATAAGATTCCCATGACAGTAAAAGTAGGTGATACTATCTTATTTAAAAAAGATGGTGGAGGTGAAACAATAAAATTAGGAGGTGAAGAATTTATGTTATTTAGAGAACATGAATTGATAGGTATCCTTTAACCGAATACCTTGGGCATGTAGGGGTGCTCATTGTATATTACACAATTAATTTAATTTAAACAGAAATTTATTATGAAAAGACTATTATTAGTTGGATTAATGATGTTATCATCATTTATGACTTTCGCACAGATTAGTGGGAAAGTAGTTGATTCCAATAGTAATGACCCATTACCAGGTGCAACCATTCTCGTTAAAGGAACGAATGATGGAGTTGTAACTGATTTTGATGGTAACTTTACTATTGATTCAGCAACCGCAGGAAACACACTTGTGATTTCGTATCTTGGATACTTGACACAAGAGGTTACTGCAAAACAAGGAATTACAGTTTCCTTAGTATTATCAGCAGAAACATTAGATGAGGTTATTCTCACATCTGGTGTAATTGATGTTGCGAAAGAACGAGTAACTCCAATTGCAGTATCATCTATTAAGGCGAGTGAGATTGCACTCAAAGTAGGAAACCAAGAGTTTCCTGAGATTATGAACCGTACTCCTGGTGTGTACGCAACGAAGCAAGGTGGGGGTTATGGTGATTCTCGTATCTCACTTCGTGGATTTGACCAAAGAAACACTTCATTCCTTATCAACGGACAACCTGTCAACGACATGGAAAATGGATGGGTTTATTGGTCTAACTGGCAGGGTTTAACAGATGTTGCTAGTGGTATCCAAATTCAGAGAGGTTTAGGAGCTTCTCGTCTTGCAGTTCCTTCAGTTGGGGGAACTGTTTCTATTTTTACCAAAACTGCTGATGTGGCCGAGGGTGGTTCACTTACACAAACAGTTGGTAACGATGGATTCCAAAAAACTGCTGTTGTTTATAATAGTGGTAAAAATGAAAATGGATGGGCATCATCTATCTTATTATCAAGATGGCAAGGTGATGGATACATCTATAACACAAGTGGTGAAGGTTTAACTTACTTCTTCGCATTGGGTTATGCACCTGATGATTCGAAACACTCACTAAACTTCTCTTTCTTAGGAGCTGGACAATGGCACCACCAAAGAGATGTTTGGGTTTCTATTCGTGATTACCAAAACTTCGGTGAAGCAGGTATTGATAGAAGATGGAACTCAAATGGTGGTGTTCTAAATGGTGAAGAATACAACCTTCGTAGAAACTTCTACAACAAACCACTTGCTACTATTAACTGGGATTACAAAATTTCAGATAATGTAACACTTGCAACCTCTTTATATGGTTCAGCAGGTCGTGGTGGAGGAACTGGTCCTCGTGGGAACAACTATCGTAACAGTGCCCTTGACCTTTTACCTTTCCGTAAAGACTTAACAGAACATTACTTAGAAAATGGTAGAGGTTCTCGTTTAGCAAATGGATTTATTGACTTTGATGCAGTAGTTGCTGCAAACCAACAATCACCTTCTCCTTACACTGGTGATATTGGTAGAGGTCAATACGATGGATTACTTATTGGTTCAAATGGTTTCCGCGAAGATGGAGTATCTCGTGAAGTTCTTGTTCGTAGAGCTTCAATGAACTCACACGATTGGGTTGGTGCTATTTCATCATTAGATATCCAAAGCGGTAAGTTCAAGTATTCGATTGGTGTAGACCTTCGTTCTTATACAGGTTACCACTATCGTGTTCTAAATGATTTACTTGGTTTAGATGGTTATTACTCAACTGGTAATAAGAACTCTGCTGGTCAAATCATTGAAACAACTGTATCTGCTAATCCATTCCGCGATACTGGTATTCGTGGCCCAAAGATTGATTACTACAATATTGGTAAAGTTGGATGGCAAGGTGTTAATGGTTTAATCGAGTATAACGATGAAGAAAAACTAACCGCAGTATTACAAGGTGGTTTATCAAACCAAGCTTTCCAAAGAATCGATTACTTTGACCAACCAGGAAATCCTATTTCTGAAACTCAGAACCAAGGTGGTGGATATGTTAAAGGTGGTGCAAACTACAACTTTAACGAAAAATCAAATGTGTTCTTTAACACAGGTATCATTTCTCGCCAACCTTTATTCGATGCTGTATTCCCTAACTACGCAAACGTAATCAATACTGATTTACAAAATGAGGAGATTCGTTCAGTAGAACTTGGATATGGATACACATCTCGTAAGTTAGATGTTAAAGTGAATGCTTACTCTACAACCTGGGGTAATCGTTTCGTAACTCGTTCATTAACTAACCAACAAGGTGTTGATGGATTCGCTCAGTTCCGTAACATTGATGTATTACACAATGGAGTTGAGGTAGAAGGAGAATTTCGTCCAACTAATCGTTTAACACTTCGTGGTATGTTATCAATCGGTGATTGGGAATATACTAAAGATTTCGAAGCAGAGTTATTCGATGAGAACCAACAATCTATTGGAACTGGAACACTTTATACCAAAGGTGCTAAAGTTGGTGATGCTGCACAATTCACTTCATTTGGTGAAATTGCATATCGTTTAGGAAAACTAAACCTTGACTTTGGATATCGTTTCGTAGATGGTCTTTACGCAGATTACTCTATTACAGATTCAGCTTTCACACAACCAGACAACGATGGTGCCCTTAAACTCCCATCATTCGGTTTAGCTGATTTAGGTGCTACTCTTTACTTAGGTAAGTTTAGTGCTCGTGTAAACATCAATAACTTATTTGATACAGTTTACATCGCTGAATCAAACTCTAACATCCATGCTACTGCAGGTTCAACAACTTGGAATGGTATTGATGTAAATAATTCCGTTTGGTTTGGATTTGGAAGAACTTGGAACGCTTCATTGAAGTATAGATTCTAAGATAATTTATATTTAATATAAGAGGGGGAGGATAACACCTCCCTCTTTTTTTATAACAAAGTTACATGAGTAAGATAATCAATTTATTTGGAGGACCTGGTATTGGTAAATCATCAATTGCATCTGGTCTAACTTACAAACTTAAAAAGAAACATATCAATTGTGATAATCCTTATGAGTTTCCCAAAGCATTAGCATGGGATGAAAACCATTCGGCAATTCAAGACCAATTGTATGTCCTTGCAAACCAACATAGAGGGATTGTAAAGAGTTTTGGTAAAGTTGATTACATTGTATTGGATTCACCTATAATTCTTTCTCTCGTGTATCGTAGTGTGTATCAAGGAACTTCATATCCAGCCACTTTATATAATTCAGAACACTTTGATAAGTTAGTCTTAGATATCCATAATCAGTACGATTCAATCAACATTTTATTGGAACGTAGCGATGATGGAGTTCATAATGATAAAGAACGATACCAAAGTTTAGAAGAATCTAAAAAATTAGATAGAGAAATTGAGAATACTTTAATAAAGTATAATATTCCTTACCATAAAGTTAAAGTTGGTAAAGGTGTGGTTAAAAAAATAGTTAAATTGATATGAATGATGTTATAAAATCTGAAATTGAGTTTTATAAAAATAGTTATAAAATATCAATAAATGAACATGAATTTACAACTATTATGAATAGTCCTGATAAATTCTATGAATATATAAAAGAAAAGACTGATAATTTAAACATAACTCTTGAATATTATCATGAAATTATAAAATCTGATATATTTTTTGATTTTATAGTTTATATTGTCCGTGATTTGAGATTACGTGGACTGAATATATTAATAACCACATGTAATATATCCAAAAGTAATATTGAATATTCCCCACTTACTAATATTTTTATTCATTGGAGTTCAGCATATCAACGACATACTATTGCATGGAATCAAAATGATTCATATCCAATGTGGGAATCTGGAGATTATTACATAGGTAAACAGATGAAACTTGATAATAGAAAACATAAAACATTGATTTCTGTTAGAAAACAAAGCCATAATAGAGATTATTTATTTGAAAAAATATCTAATATTGACTTAGATATCAAGAGATATGTTAAGTATATAAACGATGCTAACAAGGAAACAAATAGTGATATTGAATATTCAAAGAAGTTCCCAACTTGGCCAGAGCTACAAAAGGAATACTCTTTGAGTTTTTTTACTTTCATAGTAGAAACCGAAACCGGTAATGAAATACAACCATCACAACTTTCTGAAAAAACTTTATTGGCTTTTATGAATGGTACATTACCAATTATATTGGGACCTAAAAACTTTATAAAAAATATAGAAAATTTAGGTTTAAAAGTTTTCAATAATGATTTTATGTTTAATGAAGCCGATGTAATGACCATGTCTACTAAACATAAAATTGATATTTATTCCGAATGTATTAATATCATATCAAAATTAAACATGGATGATTGTATTGATATTTGGAATAAAAATTACAAACATATTCAATCTAACTATGATATAATTTCTGAATTAATTTTAAATGAGTAAAATACATTTTTTTGGTGACTCCTTTACATATTGTCAAGGGTGTAATAGTGGTGAAGAATACTATGATAGAACATATGATGGTACTCAAAAAACTTGGGTAAGTTTGATTAGTGAACGTATTGGATTAGATTATGTGAATCATGCTAAACCTGGTATAGGTAATGATAAGATTTTGGATTCGGTTATTGGTAACTTAAAAAACATAAAACCGAACGATGTAGTATTCTTGTCTAGAACACATGATGAAAGATTGCAAATTCCTCACAAAAACCACTTCATAGATATATTACCTACATTAAAATATCAGCATAATTCTGAATGGAGGGATTATTATAAAACTATTGAAGATTATGTAAAATTTATTTTATTTCCTAATTTTGAGGGGGTCACAAATAGGTATGAGTATTTATTTAACTCTTTTGTAGAATATTTTGACTCAAATAATATAAAATGTATAAGATGGAATGTGGATGAACATACCTTAACCAATGATGGTAGAGTTATGTATCCAATAATATCTGATGAATATACTGATATAAACGATTCACATTGGTCTTGGATAGGTCACCAAGAATTTTATAAATATATTATAAAAAATTTGGATAATTAAAATTAATTTCGTATATTTACATAGTAAAGCATAAGAGATATGATATACGACCCAAATAACGAATTAACTGATGAACAATTAGAAAATCTTGGTAACGAAGATTTTGATTCTATGCTAGAATATTTAGATGGTAAAGCTGAATACCTAAAGAAATTTACCAAACCACTATCTTCTTATCATACAAAGAGATTCGCATCAGTTGCAGCAGCATCGAGTGGTAAGAAAATTACCGATGAAGAACTAAAATCTGCTGAAAAAATTGGTAAGAAGAATGAACAAGATGCATTTGATATTATCAAAGATAGAGTAGATGAATACGAAAAAAATAATCCCAAATATAAAGATGAGGGAATAAAGAATATAAAAACAAATCGTTCTCAATGGTTCGATTAAATTAAACAACTAAAAAGTTATGGCACAAATTATTGGAGAAAATCAACCAAAGCAACCACAAATTGATTTATCAAAGGCAACGGAAATCGCATGTAAAGAATGTGGCGGAACTGTATTTATACCCGGAAATAAATTTCTAAAGGTATCAAAGATTATTACAGGAACACCCAAAGATGCAATCATACCAGTAGAACTTTTCCTATGTGGAGATTGTGGTGAGATTGTGGAAGAACTCTTACCAGAAGAGTTAAAGAAAAAAGAATAAATATTATAAAAAGTTTGGATACCCCAAACTTTTTTTGTATCTTTACATAGTAAAAGATAAAAAATATGGCAAGAGTAAGTTACTCACAATTCGGCATGTATTCATCGTGTCAACAACAATTCAAATTAAATTACATAGATAAGTTAGGAGTGTTTAATGCGAACATTCACCTCATTTTTGGTTCTGCAATGCACGAAGTCATTCAACATTTCTTAGATGTGATGTATAATGTAACCAAAAAACAAGCCCTTCAACTCAATCTCGAACAAATGTTATTCGATAAACTCGTAGAACATTTTAAGAAAGAACAAGAAAAGATGGATGAGGGTACACCATGTACTCAAGCAGAACTTGGTGAGTTTTATGAAGATGGTAAATTGATATTACAATATTTCAGAAATAAATTAGATAAGTTATACTCTAAGACTGGTTATAGGTTAGTTGCAATTGAGCAAAGATTGAATGCTGAGATAAAACCTGGTGTTCACTTCATCGGTTTTATTGATGTACTTTTAGAAGATTTATCTACTAACGAATATATTATCATTGATTTAAAAACATCTACTCGTGGGTGGAGTAAGTATCAGAAAGCTGATAAGGTTAAATTATCTCAAATGTTATTGTATAAGAAATTCTATTCAGATAAGTACGATATACCATTAGATAAAATTAAAGTAGAATATCAGATTCTTAAAAGAAAGATATTTGAAGGAGCTGATTTCCCAATCCCACGAATCTCTAAGTTTGTACCTGCAAATGGTAAACCATCTATAAATCGAGCATGGAATGATTTCAAAGGATTTGTAGATTCGGTTTATGGTGATAATGGTGAGATAATTCAAACTGAGTTTCCAACTAACAAAGGTAAAGCATGTGATTGGTGTGAGTTCAAGACTAGAAAACTTTGTCCTATTTGGAAATAATTTTTCCGTTTTTCCTATTCATATATATTTATATTTGTATATAAAATAAAAACCCAATAGGAAAGTTATGGCAAATAAGTCCGAAACAAAATTAACAACGGTAAAGATTATTCACAATCTTTACTCACAATTCAAAAGAATTTCGTTTGATTCAAACATCACATTACAGAAATTAGTTAACCGTTCGGTTACTAAGTATATTGAAGATGAGGATTATAGAAACGAGATAAATAACTACGATAAACTACAAGATAGTGGTTCACAATTTTAAATTTTAATTAAATGTCAGAAATAAAAAAGAAAAAGATTCTTTTATTATCAGATGATTTACGTATGTCATCTGGTATCGCAACAGTATCTAAAGATTTAGTGTTCGGAACCCTTGAACATTATGATTGGGTTCAATTAGCAGCTGCAGTAGAACATCCAGAAAAAGGTAAAGAAATAGATTTAGGTAATGATGCTCGTAAGATTAGTGGTATTGAAGATGCCTCTCTTAAACTAATTCCTTGGAGTGGATATGGTGATGCAAATATTCTTCGTGAATTAATCATGAGACATCAACCTGATGCAATCCTACACTTTACAGACCCAAGATATTGGAGATGGTTATATGAAATGGAGGCCGAGTTAAGACAGAATATTCCAATCCTTTTCTACCATATTTGGGATGATTTACCAGACCCAAAATATAATAGAGATTACTACGAGTCATGTGATTGGTTAGGGTGTATTTCAAGACAAACTTATGGTATTGTCAATCGTGTTGGTAAGATTGAATCAGAAACAATAAAACCATTGGAAGATTGGCAAGTATCATATGTACCACATGGAATTAATCCAGATTTATACAAACCAACTGAAGTACCACATGATTTCAGACAAAAGGTTTTAGGTGATAAAGATTACAAGTTCGTACTTTTTTGGATGAACCGAAATATCAAACGTAAACAACCATCAGATGTTATTTGGGCATTCTCTAAGTTTAGAGATTCTCTACCCGAAGAAGATAAAGATAAAGTATGTTTGATAATGCATACTGCACCAGTAGACCAAAATGGTACAAATTTAATTGAAGTACAAAAAACCCTCGCACCTGATTGTGATATCAAATTCTCAACAGATAGGGTATCACAAGAACAATTAAACTACCTATACAATTTATCAGATTGTACAATCAACATCGCTGGTAATGAAGGATTTGGTTTAGTAACTGCAGAATCAGTTATGGCAGGTACTCCATCGATTGTAAATGTTACAGGTGGATTACAAGACCAATGTGGATTTAAAGTAGATGGTAAGTATTTAACGGCAGACGATTATATTGAAATAGGTTCACTTCACAATTACAGAGATTGGGAAGATAAAGTAACCCATGGTTCTTGGGTAAAACCAGTATGGCCGAGAGTTCAAACTATGGTTGGGTCAGTTCCTACTCCTTATATCATTGATGATAAAGTGGATGTTTATGAAGTAGCTGATGCAATTAGATATTGGTACGATAAAACACCACAAGAACGAAAAGAAGCCGGTTTAGAAGGTAGAAAAGAATTCATGGGAGAAATGGGATTAAATCGTCAGAACATGTGTGATACACTTGTTGAAGGAATTGAAACTACCTTTAAGAATTGGAAACCAAAGAAAAAGTTCAACGTATATAAACTTAGATAATGAGTAAACCAATATTCATAATTCGTGTACCGGGTTATTGGACATCAAATCAAGTAAACGAATCTCGTAAGGCGATTCATGGTATGAAGGATTTGAATGAAGATTATCATATCATTGTTTTACAAGATAATGAAATTGAAACTACCAAATTTGAATGTTTTAATTCCCCACACGAACCAGAAAAATTAGAAAATATAACAAAACTCACTCAATTATCCATCGATAGATGTTTAAGAAATGAGGAAGAAAACAGATTAAAAGAATTAGATAATGAGTAAACCAACATTAGTATTTCAATCACCAATCGCAACTCGTAGTGGATATGGTGACCATAGTAGAGATATTCTCAAATCACTTTTCGAGTTGGATATGTATGATATTAAAATTATACCAACGAGATGGGGAAATACTCCACAAGACCAATTAGACCCACAAACTGATTTTGGTAGAATGGTACTTGAACGTATTGTAACCCAACTAACTCAACAACCTGATGTTTATATTCAAATATCAGTTGCCAATGAGTTTAGAAAACTTGGTAAGTATAACATTGGCATAACTGCAGGGGTAGAATCTACCATCTCACCTTCTGAATTTTTACAAGGAGGTAATCAAATGGATTTGATTATAACACCATCTCAGTTTACCAAAGATGTTTTAGTAAAAACTTCATTCAATCAAGTTGATAAAAATACCAAACAACCAATTGGAGAATTAAAACTAAATACACCCGTAGAAGTTTTATTTGAAGGAGTGGATTTAGATGTATTCAATGGTAAATCTTCTTCTTCTATTTTAGAAGGAGTTGATACTGATTTCAACTTCCTCTTTGTAGGACATTGGTTAGCAGGAGATTTGGGACAAGATAGAAAAGATGTTGGAATGATGATTAAAACATTTTGTACTGTTTTCAAAGATTTACCAAAGAAACAACAACCAGGTCTTATTTTAAAAACATCTGCTGCAGGATTTTCAGTAGGTGAGCGAGAAGTAATTGCAGATAAGATTAAACAAGTTACCAATGAATATGGTGATAAGTGTCCTCCTATTCATTTAGTATTTGGTGATTTATCAGAAAGTGAATTAAACTCACTTTACAATGATGATAAAGTTAAATCCTTTTTAATGTTTACCAAAGGAGAAGGATATGGTAGACCACTTGCAGAGTTTGCAACAACAGGTAAACCAATTCTAGTTTCAGATTGGAGTGGATTCAAGGATTTCTTACCAAAAGAAAACACAGTTTATTTAGAAGGGCAGTTGACTCCAATTCATAAATCAGCAGCAAATAAATTTTTGTTAGAAGAAGCAAAATGGTTTACAGTAGATTATTCTAAAGCAGCCCAAAAGATTTTTGATGTACATAAGAACTACAAAACTTACTTAACCAAATCTAAGGGATTAAAAACTAATATCCAAAAGAACTTTACCATAGAGAAACAAACCGAAGTTCTGAAAGGAATACTTGATAAGTACGTAAAAGTTCAGAAAAAAGTAGAATTAAAACTACCAACTATAAACAAATTATAGAATGGCATTTACAAGACAATATAAACAATTTTTAAAACCAGAGAAAAGAATTGCAAAATCTCTAATCAAACCAAGAAACATATATAGAATTACCACCTACAAAGGTGGTAATCCTATTACTAAAAGTGGTGAAGATGCAAGATACATTTTTGTAATTGGTATCGTTGATGGGAAGGTGCATGCTTTGAAACTCAATGATATTAGACCGGTTGATTTTACCAACTTTATTAACAAACTAAGAGATAAAAGAATACCATTAGGTTCAGACCAGATGTTATGGTTATTTCTAAAAAAGTTTTCGGTAGATGGAAAAAGTTTATTTGAAACCTATGTAAAAAACAATTCTAAAATATATTCCAAAGCACTTGGAAATTACAGAACTTACTTTTTAAATAATATTCAGAATGTATATGAAATTCGTTTTGAACAAGATTTCTTACAAGAATTATTTAAAGAAGGTTCAACCGCATCAACAAGACAAGCAGATATAGAACAAGAAGTAGATGAAAACGATTAGTTACGCAATAACCGTATGTAATGAGATTGAGGAGTTAACTAAACTTCTCAATTTTTTACAAAATAATATTAGAGAAGATGATGAAATCGTAGTTCAATATGATGAAACATCTGTTACTCAAGAAGTTATGGAATACTTAGATATCATGTCTAAGATGCATTCTTACACCATAGTAGGGTTTCCACTCAATAAGGATTTTGGTACATTTAAAAACAACCTAAAGAATCATTGTACCAAAGATTATGTATTCCAAATTGATGCAGATGAACTACCACACGAAAATTTGGTAAATTGGTTACCTCAAGTATTGGAAGATAATCCAGTCGATGTAGTATTCGTACCAAGAGTAAATACAGTTGATGGATTAACTGAAGAACATATTCAAAAATGGAGATGGAATGTAAATGAAAAGGGTTGGGTAAACTTTCCAGATTATCAATTAAGAATATATCGTAGAACCGAAGCGGTGGAGTGGAAAAATAAAGTACATGAAACTCTAACTGGTTATGATACATTTTCAAACTTTCCTTCAGAAGAAGAATGGTCTTTATATCACCCAAAGGAAATCCAAAGACAAGAAAAACAAAACAAATTTTACGAAACAATATAATGTTTAAGGAAACCAAAAAAAGAACTTTATTTAAAACTATCTCATGGAGATTAGTTGCGGTTACAAACTCTTGGACTATATTATCTTTGAGTTTAGTGGATTCTAATTTTTGGAATGCGATTATAATGAATGTAAGTGGATTGGTATTTTTTTATGGATTTGAGAGATTATGGAATAATATAAATTACGGAAAAGAAATTAAATAATGATAGGAATAATAGGGCAAGGTTTTGTAGGAAACGCAGTGTATCAGAAATTCAAAGAATTTTATCAGGTACTCACATATGATTTAGATGAAACTAAATGCAACTCAACATTCGATAAGGTAGCTAAGTGTGATTATGTATTCACTTGTTTACCAACTCCAATGAACGAAGATGGTAGTTGTAATACTGATATTGTAGAAGATGTAATCAAACAAATAGATGATATTGGAAAAGCAAAAGGTATTGTGGTTAAGTCAACTATTGTACCGGGTACTACCCAAGGATGGAATGATGAATACAAAACAAACATTGTATTTAACCCTGAATTTTTAACTGAAAGAAATGCGGTTAAAGATTATGAGAATCAATCTCGTATTATCTTGGGAGGACCAAGACCAACAACAACTGAATTAAAAGGGGTGTTCTCTAAGGTATTCCCAAAAGCACATATCATCAAAACCGATTCAACTCATGCAGAGATGGTGAAGTATCTAACCAATACATTCCTTTCGGTAAAGGTATCATTTGCAAATGAGATATATCAAATTTGCGAAGGATTAAATGTTGATTACGATAAAGTAGTTGAGTATGCAACTTACGATGAACGATTAGGAAAATCACATTGGAATGTACCAGGTCATGATGGTGATTTTGGGTTTGGTGGTCATTGTTTCCCTAAAGATTTAGCCGCATTGATTCACCTAGCAGAAAACTTAAATGTTATAGATAATGTTCTAAGTGCAGCAGAACAAACAAATACTCAAGTTCGTACTAATAGAGATTGGGAAGAAATGAAAGGAAGAGCAGTATCATGAAAGTAACCTTTATCTATGCATACGAAAACGAAGAATGGTCTACTCCTCTTGCCCTTGTAAATGAGTTCAAGGAATTAGGTTGGGAAGTTGATATCGTTTCTATTGGTTCTAATAGAAAAAATCAATACCATGGTAGAGATTTACAAGAATGGATATACTCTAAACCACAAACCGATATTGTTATATATCTTGACTGGGGTAGGTTTGATTCACCTCTTTTAGATAAGAATTTAGTGGATGCATTTTGGGTACAAGAAAGTGGAGATGACCCACAGAACTTCGAAAGAAACTTTCCAAAATCAGAACGATTTCATATTACACTTTCACCTGATTCGGATTCAACTGAAGAATATAAAAAACGTGGTAGAGATGCATATTGGTGGACACACTTCGCAGATACTAAAGTTCAGGTTCCATTGGATATACAACCAGAGTTTGTAGGAGTAACTACTCGTGGTTATGGAAATTCACAATTTCTAAATACACTAACTGACCATGGTAATGGTACGATTGGAAATAAAAATGGTTTAGGTCCTAAAGAACATACTGAATTTTTGAACAAAGGATTAATGGTAATTCAAAATTCACGTTGGGGAGAAGTTACTCGCAGAATCTTCGAAGGGATGGCTTGTAAAAAGTTGGTATTATGTGATAGATTAAAAGAATCAAAAAAATTACACGAACTATTTATTGAAGGTGAAGATATTATCTTTTATGATGATATCGTAGATTGTATAAACAAACTAAATTATTACCAAGAAAACTCAGAAGAACGAGAACGAATTGCTCAGAATGGTTATAATAAAGTTTTAGAAAATCATACCCAAAAACAAAGAGTAGAATTTATAATAGAGAAATTTAATAAGTGGAATTCACATGAGTAAAAAGATATTAGTAACTGGCGGAGCTGGATTTATTGGTACCAATTTAATCAAACGATTATTATCAGAAGGACATGAAGTTCATTCATTGGATAACTACGATAGTGGTTTAAAAGAAAATGAACAAGAGGGGTGTAATTATATCACAGGTGATATAGAGCAGATTGAATATATTAAAGGTGAATCATTTGATATAGTTTATCATCTAGCTGCCCTATCTCGTATTCAACCATCTTTTGATGACCCAACTGAAACTTTTAGAGTAAATACAATAGGAAGTAGAGCAGTTGCTGAATTTGCAAGGCATGGTAATGTAAAAGTAATCTATGCCGGTTCATCCTCAAGATGGCATGACCCGATGAAATCCCCTTATGCAGCATTTAAACATATGGGTGAGGAAATATTTAAATTATATAGAAAAGTTTATAATTTGGATGTTGAGATAACTCGTTTTTATAATGTATATGGGCCACATGAAATCGTAGATGGTGATTGGGCTGCAGTAATTGGTATATGGAGGAGACAGGTTAGGGATAATCAACCTATAACAATAGTTGGTGATGGTGAACAAAGAAGAGATTTTACTCATATAGATGATATTGTAGATGCACTATATAAGGTTGGTATGAGTTCAGAATCACATGAAGATGCATGGGAACTTGGTACTGGTGTGAATTATTCTATAAATGAAGTTTATGGTATGTTTAAAGAAAAGTTTGGTTCTGATGCAATGTATTTACCAGACCAGCCAGGAAACTATCGCAAAACTCTTCGTGAAAATGATGATAGTTTAAATAGATTAGGTTGGAAACCTCAGGATAGATTAAAAGAATATATTGATTCATTATAAAAATGGAAAAACTTCCACTAAGTATTGGTATTTTATCATGGAAAAGTAATCAAGTTTTAATTGATACTTTACAGACCTATTTTGATAGAAGCTTTCTACATCATGTAAATGATGTTACGATTCTTTTCCAAGAATTCTCAGAAACTGATTTAAAAATAGCTAAACATTTTAATATACCATATTTACCTTATAAGAATAATATTGGAATAGGACAGGCTTTTATTGAACTAACCAAGAATGCAAAAACTGATAATGTTTTAGTATTAGAACATGATTGGAACTTGATAGAAGATTTACCAACTACTTTAGAAAGGTTACAAAGTGGTATTGATTTATTGAATAATGGAACATCTGCAGTACGATACAGACATCGCAGAAATCCAGGTGTACCTCATTTTTCATTCAGACATAGAGGAGAGGAATTGACTTATTTTGATAAAGAAATAGGGGCAACTTCACCTCACTTATTGGATTCATTACATTGGTTAGAACCTGATGTAGAATTTGGTGATAAAATTAAAAAAGAAGGAGAATATTTTACAACCACCTCACGTTGGGCTAATTGGACAAATAATCCTACTATGTATAAAAAACAATTTTACTTAGATGTGGTTCAGAACTTCGCAGGTGATGGTATTGCATTAGAAGGTAATATTGGTAAGTGGTGGGTTAAACAAGATTTCAAAGTAGCACACGGAGAGGGGTTGTTTAAGCATAACGATTGGAAAAAATATGGAAAATAAACAAAAAGTTTTATTCATAAGAATACCAAAAACAGGTAGTACATCAATTGGTACTGCTTTAAAAACACCAAATGGCCACCACACTCTTGGATATTTTCAAGAAAAAAATATTGATTATGATTATTCTTTTGCATTTGTAAGAAATACCTACACTCGTTTAGTTTCTTGGTATAGACATCAATATGGACACGAAATAAAAGGATTTAGAAAATGGGTTCATGGTGGGTGTAATGTTGGGTGGGATGTTGATTGGATTGCCTCATGGCAAGATAATAATCCAATGGACCAGATGATATATTTAAAAAATAAAGAAGGTAAAATTGATGTAGATTTTATTGGTTTCTTTGAAAATATAAAAGAAGATTATTTGGAAGTATGTAATCAATTGAATATTGAAAATCCAGTTGAGTTAAATAAAATTATTCCAAAACCGGCTCATAGAAAATCACAAAAAACTACATTTTCTTATAATGCACGTGAATATTACGATGAGGAAACTCGTAAAAAGGTAGATGAGTTATTCAAAGAAGAAATAAATTATTTTAATTTTAAATTCTTCAAAAGATGAAAGATTTAGTAATATCAGCAATAGCAAATTACTTACCAGAGAAAATAAAAATTTATATTGAATCTTTAAATAATTCTGGTTTTAGTGGTGATAAAGTTATGATATGTTATAATATACCAACAGAAACAGTTGATTATCTAAAATCAAATGGTTGGGAATGTTATGGTATGGAACTTCACGGGCATCCTCATATGAGAAGATTGATTGATATGTGGTATTTCCTTGAAAACGATTCTCGTAAATGGAATCATATAATCACCACCGATGTTCGTGATATTGTCTGGCAAACTAACCCATCAGATTGGTTGAGTAAAAATCTACAATCAGAAATCATAGTCGCATCTGAAAATATTAAAAATGAAGATGAACCTTGGGCAAGGAAAAATATTCACGAAGGATATGGACCTATATTTTGGGATTCAATAAAATCAAACGTAGTTGCTAACGTTGGTGTCATGGCAGGTAAATACCAATCAATGAAAGATTTACTAATGGTAAATTGGTTGATATCTCAGGGTGGCGATACTACTCACTTTACAGACCAATCAGCACTAAACCTTTTATTAAACAATTCTTTGGTATCTGATAAAATAAAACTAAACTCAGATTTCGCTTTACAGGTTGATTCTATAAAAAATCCAAAAAGATTTGAAAAAGCTGAAGTAGAAATTAAAGATGGAATTGTAATGAATGGAGATACTCCTTATGTATTAGTTCACCAGTATGATAGAATTCCATCTTTAAATGAAGTAATCACAAACCAATATTAATGAAAATAGTTATAACATCATTCGTAATGCCTCACGAATTGGATGATTTAGAAAGAGTTCTGATTGAATTAAATCGTTCTTCTAAATACATCAAAGGAGAGAATTATGAATTTTCTATCTCAATGTCTATTTCAGACTATCTTATCAATTGGGAAGAATCATTGATAGATAAAGAATTTTTCATTCACAAATTTAATAAACTCAAAAAACTTACAGATTGGGCAAGTAATTCTACTTTTCAAATCAGAGAAGATATCATGGGTGCGTTACAAGCAAAGAGAATAACCCATAAAGAATTTACTCATGCAACTCATTTCATTTGGTTAGATACTGATATTGTATTTGATGAAATGGGACTAGCTTATTTGGAAAATGGAATCAATACAATTGAATCTAACAATATCCAAAAGTATATCATCACACCTGAAGTGGTTAAGTATTGGGATACCACTTGGGATTGTGTAGTAAATGAAAATTACTTAGATAACGAATTAGATTATTGTAAAACATGTAATCCATTCACCGAAAGTGGTGTTAAGGGAGATGTTTCAATCGAAAGTGTATCTAACAATGTTTATGGCCAACCACAATTTAAGTTCGGAGCAGGTTGGTTAGTGGTAGTTTCAAAATACTTATTAGATAGTATTCCTTTACCAGAATCAATGGGGGCATATGGACCCGATGATACCTTCTTAATGTGGGGAATGGAAAAGTTAAAAAGAAGAGGTGAGGATATCTATCAGTTTAAATTAAAAAATTATGTAGTTTGTGAAAACTTCTATTACAGAAATCAAAGTGAATATGATTTATTAATTAAACGAATAAATCGTAAAGATGAATTTTTACAAATAGCACATAGTGCATTCAACTCCGAAATAGATAAATTATAATATGAGAATAGTGGTTTCAATCTTCACTTTACCGCATGAAATTGATGAATTGGAAATCCTACTTCATCAACTTCGATTATCTTCATATCACTTATCAGATGATGTTGAACTTGTTTTGGATATAACTCTATGTTTATCTGAAAATATGGTCAATTGGAAAAAATCATCTATACCCAAACCATACTTTGAAGAAAAACTTCTAAAACTATCAGCACACGCAGATTGGTGTGTAAAGTATATGAGAACCTCAACCGATATTTTAGGTGAGGTTTCGCATCGTAGAGATAGTTTTGAAACTCATTTCAAATCCGCATCTCATTTTATTTGGTTAAATACTCATATAGTTTTTCCAGAGAAAACTTTATTTTATTTAGAACAATCCCTAAAACAGGCAAGTGAATTTACACCATATCACATCGTAACTCCTGAAATGGTAAGAATGTGGGATGAAAGTTGGGATAATTTAGTAAATGAAAACTTTAAAGATAAAAAACTCAATTATCAAAGTATCTGTAATCCTTATGTGGATAGTGGTATTTATGGTGAGGTAGAAATAGTAGAAGTAAAAAATACATTAGAAAGACAACCTCGGTATAAATTCTTAGGAGGTATGTTTACTTGTATCAGTAAACCCTTACTCAAACGAGTTGGTATACCTGAATCATTTGGACATTATGGATATGATGATACCTTTTTAATGTGGGCAAGTGAAAAACTAACTCAAACTACTGATATCAAAGTTCAACAATTCAAAATGAAAAATGTAGTTATTTGTGAAAATTACAAATACAGAAACAACGCCCACTATTTAAACAATATGTCAGTTTTTGATAGAAAAGAACATTTCCAACAAATAGCCGAATCAAACTTTGGTAAAGAATTAGAAAAGATATAATAATATGAATTATTTAGAATCCGTAAAATATTTAATTGATAATTTTATATTTACAACAATTACCGATGAATATAAAGAATCCGCTAGAGATGATTCACATATCATAAATAGACCATCTAAATATTTTAATGATTTACTAAACCAATATGTTTATTCTATATCCGGTAGTTCTGAGTTCTATCATAATCGGGAATTGACTGATTATTATATTAATAATAACATATACATACCAAACTATGATTTAAAAACTTCATTAAGTTTAAATAAAAAGGTAATAATTCAATTAGATTTTCATCCAGGTAGTAGGTCATTTAATATAATACGTAATAACTTTTTTGATAATTTATTTAAAGATTATCCTGAACTATTATCTGAAATGAAATTAGGTAATGCTTATTTATTTTTATATTTTGGATTTGAGGCGGATAGTTTTTATTATAATGATTATAATAATGTAGATGGTAATTTAAAAAATTACTATGAGTTGTTTGATAATGTTATTATAGATTATGGTTTACCAAATACTTCTATGATTATTTTATCAAGTAATATGTTGGGATATGAACAAGAACGTATTCAATATGGGGATGATACTCCATTAACAACATGTATATTTGATAATGTTACTGAATATGAAACTTTTACAAGAGCTACTAATACAATTGATGTTAACTACTCTTTTGAAAAGCATATTGAAAATTTAAAAAAATCAACCAAATACTTACTCAGAGTAAACAGAACAACCAATCAATATAGAGATTTGATG